GCTTCGAGGGTTGCCACGGCTTGAGTCGAGGCATCCTTAAGGTCTTGAGCCGCTTTGTTGAGGTTTGCGATGAGTTGTTCGTATTTGCTTAATTTCTTCATATAGGTAATCTATCACAGAATAAGAATATCACAAGATATTTCTTCATTTAAATTTCATTGATTGATAACGACTTACAGAAGCACACTTATATACCCCCCATTTTTGAAAAATTTAGATAATCTCTTTTACAAAAAGGGTCGTGGGGGTATAAAAATCAATCTCCCCAAACTAATAAAAGTATTATTCTATATACTCTTATCTATACCCCCCCTTTTTATAATCTATTAAAATAGAATACTAAGGTAAAAATTATCAAATTAAAAAAATCCCATGGGCTATTTTTCTCTATAACCCTTTTCTTATATGGGCGCTGTGTAATATAATGTATATATGAAATTAAACTACAAAACACTACTATGGATAGTATTAATTGGTTCAGTATCTTACCTATATAAAAGCTATTTAAATAAAGAAAAAACAATTAAAATTCAACCAAGCATAGAAACTACTATTCTTCTTATTGATAAAAATTCATCAAAATCACCCACGCCCAAGGTTTCAGAACCTATTAGCGCGAAGGAAAATTACTTAAGCGCAGGATCAAATTGGCGTTCTAGATGAATTTGGTTTAGAAAAATACCATAAAGATAATATCATATATTAATGATTTTAATCCAACAATATCATGATTTTAGACAAAACAAATGCGATTGTTCAGATAAATGTGATTGTCCAAATAAACGACAACAAGAGATAGATTATTGCCTAGAACAAAACATTAATAATGTTTATATAGATAAAATATACCTATTAAATGAAAAAGAATATTCTAATCCATTATTTAAATCTAAAAAAATAGAACAAATAGTAATTAACGACAGGTTAAAATACTCTTATGCTATTGATTTTGCTAATAAAAACTGCAAAGATGATATATTTATAATAGCAAATAACGATATATACTTTGATGATACATTACTTATTCTTGATCATTTAGATGAAAAAGAATGGATAGATAAACTAATAGTACTAACTAGATACGAAAGAAACAAAAACAACGAAATATTATCCCAAGACAAAATACCTCATTATTATAGCAAACATTATAATACTTTTTTTAAATCTCAAAGAATATGGTCACACGACGCATGGATATTCAAAGGTAAATTAAAAATATTCCCTTGTGATTTTTATTTAGGAGTACATGGTTGCGAAGGAGCATTTATAACTCAATTAAAGAAAAATACTAATATTAAAGTGCAAAATGGTTATCCTTATATTAGAGCTATACATTACCATTTATCAAAGTTCAGAACAACAAGTATAAAGAAGTATGATGCAGAAAAAATATCTGGTATTTTTGAGGATATTTATAGCAATAAGATATCTCATGAGGATGATAAATTTGATTACTCAAGTGATGATTTTTTTCAAAAACTTAAAATATATTTATTAGATACTATAGGAGAATGTTCATTTTCGAACTCGATAAAAGAAACAAAAAATATGAAAGAATTAAATCTATTAGTTAAAAAATCTAAAATAGATATTCAAATTTTAAAATTAACTTTCTTGAAAGACTCTTTCACTTTTTGAAATAATTTTATTATAAGTTTCGTACCATTTTTTTCTTAAAAAAGATGGGTTATCATTAGATAATAGCTCTGCGCCAAAAAATTTATCATGTACAAAAAACTTTTCTTTATGATTTTCTAATGTAAAATTATTTAAATCTTTATTTAACTGTATTATTTCATAAGGTTTTATTTTTTTATCTTCTAGCAGTTTAGTTAAATGACTTTGTTCTATAACACTCGTTAGATTATAATTCATAACATTTTTATATTGATTAGCGTAATCTATGCTTTTAATACACCAATCTTTTATAAAATTTAAATTCTTACCGCCTACTGTAGAGCAATTATATGTATAACCATAATTTAATTTACTTAAATCAAATATTTTTTTTTCTTTTAACATATTAAAAGTATTTCTGTGATGAAACCTTATATCTTCATGAGACTCTTTAAAAGCTACAATTATATCATTTTCATTATTTTTTAATATATCTTTTAATAAAAAAGCATCAAAATCTAAATGAACAAATGGTTTATTAAATTCTTCTATAAAACTTAAAATAGAATAAAATTTACTTATAGCCCAAATATTATTTTTATCCAAATTTATTTCTTTTAAAGTAATACCATCTGGAATTATTTTATCAAATTCATTTATATAGTTTTTATCAATATATACTACTACATCTCCATAACTCTTAGACAAACATAAACTTTTATATATGTTTAATTTATTTAATGAAAACCAATCTTTAAATTTTAACTTATATGGCCAAGATATTACATACTCCTTTTCGAAAGCAGTAAAAGAATACAAATAAGTCATACTTATTATATATTAATATTATGGTCTTGTGTAATATTTTTTGTGATAATACAAAGCAGAGAAATGGTTAATATTTGGAAAAATAGACTAATGCCTAGAAATAGCATTATTGTTGATGGCTCTTATGAAACAGTAGATATTCCTTTGTTGCAAGACAAGATATTTCCTCTGTATTGGCGTTGGATGTCTAGCATGAAAGTCACAAAATGGGCTCACAGATGGGATTGTGATAATTTTAGTGAAGCTTTTAGAGTATTTGCTTGTGGCTATTTTTATAATAGTATAGAATCTACAGCTGATAGTATTGCTATTGGTATTATTCACTATAATTCTAATTCTAGAGAAGAGAATGGTACTCAAGGGCCACATGCTATTAACGTGGCTATTAACAAAGTAGATGGAATAATAACACCTATATACATAGAGCCGCAAGCTTGCAAAATCATTAATCTCAAAGAAGAAGAGTATCAAAGCATTTGGACCTTTTATATCTAAAAATAGTTGACAATAAGTTAAATAACCTATATAATGGCTCTATCATGAAAAAAGCAATACTAACAATCCTATTAAGTCTCGGACTATACGCAACCTCTAACGCCCAAATGAAATGTTACTCTTGGAATGATGATTTTGGCAACGCAGAAGAGCACAGAATTCGCACAGCCAAAGCAATGGTTCGTCAATCTCAAATTGTTCAACAAGTATACAGCAAGCCAAAAATGGAGTATCGTGATAGACTACTAATGAAAAATGCTGCTCGTAATGTTGAAATGCATCAAGGTAATGAGTATGCTATTCTCAGAAACAGACACAACATCAAATCAATTGGCGGACCAGCTTTTGAAATCAAGAATTATAAATGATTAGATATTTATTGCAATGTTTATCCTTACGAGGATACTCAGAGTAATATGTTATTAAAAAAACATGAAAAAATTTATAATATTTTCCTTATTTATATTTACATGTTCATTTTCTAATGCTCAAATTAATAAGAAAGTACCTCTAAACTATCCTAACTCTTGTCTTTTAAATAGCATAGTAGCTTACGAAGCAATTAATAAAAAATTAGGTCAACATAATATATGGAGCGAAGTTTTAGGAGCAGTTTATTATGAAAATCATAATGGCAGAAGAGTAAAAGAAGGCCATGCTGTATGCATATATGAATGGAGAAGAAAATTTTATTTATATGATATTAATAATGGCGGAAGTATAATCGAGATGCATGGAGTAGATTTTAATATGAAAAAAGATGCTTTTAAAATGGCAGAATGGCTTTTTGGAGAAGGTAACGTAGAAGCAGCAGAATATTTAGCCAACTAGTGTAATCATATTTAATGTTTAAAGTATTATTAGGCTTATCAGCCTTATTCTTAGCGTCTTGTGGAGCTTTCTTTTCTGTAAAAGGAATTGGACTTTTATTTTCTGGTAGCTTTTGGCCAGCAATTATTATGGCTAGTAGTCTAGAATTTGGCAAAATAATGGCAACTAGCTTTTTATATAGATACTGGAAAAAAATCAATAATATTATCAAAACATATTTAATAACCGCAGTAGTAGTTCTTATGGCTATTACAAGTCTTGGCATATTTGGATTTCTTAGTCAAGCTTTTTACTCAACTAAAAGTAATATAGATGCAATTGAATCTCAAGTATCTTTATTACAAGCCAAAAAGACTTCATTAAAAGACCAAATAGCTTCAAATAATGATAGAGTCAAGACTCTTGTAGATACTCGTAAAAGCCAAGAAAATAATCTAACTAAAGCACTAGATCAATCTACAACTACAACAGTGACCAAATCTGGAGGATTATTTAGTAGCGATACTCAAGAAAAAGTAATAGATAAAAAATCAGTAGAATTAAAGTCTAAAACATTAGATACAATGCAATCTAGCATTTCTACATTAGAATCTAATATACAAAAAATTAACCTTAACAACGAGGACTTAAATAAAGAAATTAATAATATTGACAATCAAATAATAACTTTAAATAAAGAAATCGTATCATCTGATATTGGCACATATAAATTCATAGCAGAAGCATTCAATGTAAAAATAGAAACTGTTGTTAAATATTTTATATTAATTATTGTAGCAGTATTTGATCCATTAGCAGTATCACTATTATTAGCTTATAATATTGCAGCTAATAGAAAATTCGATGAAAAAGAAGTCGAAGTAGTTAAAGAAATAATCAAAGAAAAAATAATAGAAAAGCCAATTGAAATAGTAAAAAATCTATCTATACCCTTTAAAAGGGGAACAAAGCAAACTCACAATCCAGATCTAGCAGATCCGAATTTAAAATAGCGCGAAATCTTTTTTAAATTTTAAATTTAGTTTAAAAGAATTTACAGCTAAACCTCGGTCAAATCTTTTAATAAAATTCGTACCTTCTTTTGGCATTGCTGCAATATATTCTTTATTTTTAGTTTTTACAACTATATGAGAAGGTAATACTGAAACACTCATTAATTTACCTTTCATATTTCTTTTAATTGCTCTAGCTATTGCACAATTTTGAGGATTAGCTTTTTCACCCTCAAATATGTTTTTTTCAGTTATGTTTATTATTTTCTTCACTTCTTATTTCCTCTATTTTATAATCATAACTATCACTATCTTCAGTAATCCATTTGGGACTATTTTCAACAGTATAGATATGAGTATTTACTTTTCTTTGCAACAATATTTCATTTGGTTTTGTTGCGAAGCTTGGATCGAATACTTTAATTCTATTATTAGGTTGTATTGCAAAATTTCCATTATCTAGTTCTATTACATGACCAGCTTTATGTTGATCTGGATTTTCACTAAATCCAAAATGAATTTCATTAAAATCACCATTAGCCCAATCAAGAGTAAAAAGATATTTACCAAAATATTCTTGACCAGTTCTTCCAGTATATTTTATTTTTTTATTTTGAAGAACATAAAATTTTGTTACAGCTATATTATAACTAAAACTATCCCATAACTCTAATTCACTCAACTCCATATTTGGAGAATCTAGCTTTGTGCAAAAAGCACTTATTGGAGCATGCCACCATATTCCTCCATCTTCCATAAGAAAATTAAAAAGTGGAACTTGACTAGGTAAACTCGTAACGCCAAAAATTAAACATTTATATTTTTTATCAAAACTATCTTCTTGATTCCTTAAATAGTTTCCTCGGACGAAACATTCTATTGGGGGTATATTTGAGTTTAAGTATGCCATCTTTATTTTAATTACACTCTTTTGTGTAATATAATCAAATGGTAATTATAAGTCTTGGTTTTACAGTTGCATGTAAATTTGATGAAATGCTTCCTATAGATATAGACGCAAGACAGGATAAAGATGTTATTCAAAGTTGTAAAGAATTTTCAGATAAATTTAAACTAGACTTAAGATTATATAAAACAAAAAATGGACATAGAGCTTTTGTAACAAATAAAAAATTTAATATTCGTAAAGATTTTGATTTAATTTATTATTATTTTAATGCTTTGAAAGGAGATCTAAAATATTTAGATGTGGCATTTAATAAAGAAGCAACTTATTTTCATACAAGAATTGTACCTAAAACTCAAGATTTTAAAACTTTTAATGAGCAAGAAATCATAAAAAATTTTATAAAATATCAAAAAGATTCAAATATCTCAGTTTGTAAATACATTGATTCATTTGGTCAAGATATTATTTTACCAGAGTTCGAAACATACATAAGCAAGCACGACCACGCTACCAAAGCTTTTCTTAAAGATTCTATATTAGTATAAATTGTGTAATATAGTTTGTAAGTATAATGTCTAAAAAACACAAACAAAAAGAAGACAAGTCAGCTCCTGTTCCTCAAAGAGATAAAATTGAAGGGTTCTTGAATATTCGTGAATTACAATGGACAGATAATCAAAAGAAATTTATTCAACTACTTCAAGACAAGACTACTAAAATGGTATTCTGCAAAGGCCCAGCAGGAACAGCAAAGAGTCTTCTTAGCGTATACGCAGCTTTAAATGCTATAAATCAAAAAAAGATTGGCGAGATATTTTATATTCGTAATCCAGTAGAAAGCTCTTCTCATAACCTTGGATTCCTTAAAGGCGATCTTCACAGTAAACTTGATCCTTATCTTCAACCTTTAATGGATAAACTTCACGAACTATTACCAAAGGGACAAGTTGAAATGCTACTAAAACAAGAAAGAGTTAAAGGATTACCAGTAGGATTTTTAAGAGGACTCAGCATTAACGCTAGCTATATTATCTGCGATGAAGCTCAAAATTTAAGTGTTCATGATTTGTTACTTATTACTACTAGAATGGGCAAATTTAGTAAATTAATATTAATTGGAGATATTAGACAATCTGATATTAAGAATAGCGGATTTGAAAAGATATACAACCTTTTTGACGATAAGAAAAGCTCAGATAAAGGAATATGCACTTTTAAATTTGGACGAGAAGATATTATGAGAAATGATATCTTAGCATATATTATTGAGAAATTTGAAGAATTAGACTAACTCTAGTGTAACCATTCTTATGGCTCCATTAGTACAAGTAGATGATCAAACAGAAAAACGCATAGGTCTCGTTTATAATAGTGAAAGTGGACTTTATCAAGCTCTTGATTTTAGTAAATTAGATGACATAGAAACTCTTTTAAGAGAAGGAGTAGAAGTTAGATTAACTGGAGTTAATACAGTACAAGTTAATGTAACTGGCGGAAGTTTAACAGTAGCAGATACAGTAGATGTACATAATCATCCAGCGGATCCACTTTATGTTGCAACAGTTTCTGGAGTAACTGGAATTTTAGTAAATAATTTCCCAGCAATTCAAAATGTAACTGGAAACATTACTGGTAGCGTTAGAGTAAATAATTTTCCAGCAATCCAAAATATAACTGGTAATATTACTGGAAATGTATCTGTTGTAAACTTTCCAGCGATTCAAAACGTAACTGGTAACATTACTGGCAACGTATCTGTTGCGAATTTCCCAGCGATTCAGAACGTAACTGGTAACATTACTGGCAACGTATCTGTTGCGAATTTCCCAGCGATTCAGAATGTAACTGGTAACATTACTGGCAACGTATCTGTTGCGAATTTCCCAGCGATTCAAAATGTAACTGGAAATTTATCTGTAATCAATCCAGTTGATGTTAATGTAACTAATTTTTCAGCACAATCTGCTCAAATAGATGCATTTGGTCGCCAAAGAATTTCAAATCCATTTACTCTTGCAGATTATTCTCACGCTTACGGAGAAGAAACAGAATTATTGACTAAAACTAGTGGTACAAATTCTAATATAACATTTAATATCGATCAAGCAAAAGCAATACTACAAGTTGGAGCTGGAGCTAATGATTTTACAATTCACCAAAGCAGAATGTATCATCACTACATGCCAGGAAAAAGTCAATTAACTTTTCAAAGTTTTAATTTTACAGGATATAGAGCTGGCACAAATAAAAGAATTGGTCTTTTTGATGACCGTAACGGAATATTTTTTGAACAAAGCGGAGATGGGACTTTATCATTTGTTTTAAGGAATTATGTTTCGGGACTTGTATCAGAAGAAAGAATAACCCAAAACAATTGGAATATAGATAAATGTAATGGAAGTGGAATTTCGCAATTTAATTTAGATATAACAAAAACACAATTATTCACAGCAGACTTTCAATGGCTAGGAGTTGGAAGAGTAAGAGTTGGATTAGTACATGATGGTGAATCAGTAATCGCTCATGAATTTTATAATAGCAATAACAAACCAACCGTTTATTGGAGTAACCCAAATCTTCCAGTTAGATGTGAAATTAGAAATTATGCTGTAGCAGTTGGAACAGACACCATGGATCAAATTTGTGCTACAGTAATGAGTGAAGGTGGATATAATGAAGCAGGAGTAGATTTTTCAGCAAGAAACCTTACAGCAAGATCAGTGCTTACAACTAGTCAACTTCCGCTAGTCGCAATAGCGCTAAAGACTGGATATTATGGCAAACCAAATCGAAGCGTTGTTAGACCAAACATGGCCAATATTTATACTTTAACAGACGCAATAACTTATGAACTTTGGAGAATTCCAAGTACTGGTCAAATAGTTGGCGGAACTTGGGTAAGTGCAAACGATGAAAGCGTTATTCAATATAATATTAGTGCAACAAGTGTTAATTTTACTAGTGGTATGTTAATAGATGCTGGATATTGTATTGCTGGAGGTCAAGGGGCAGGAAAATTTAGTTCTCAATCTCAAATACAAAATTTATCAAGCGCAAAAAGAGGTTATATTAGTCAAAATATTGATAGCACAAATAGTAATGTTTTTGTTATAGTTGGATCTGGAATTGGAACTAATTCAAGCAATACTTTTGCAAGTTTACAATGGCGAGAAACTAGATAATTTTATCTTATCAATTTTTATATTTGATGTGTAATATAAATTACTATGACAGAATTATTTAGAGATTCAGGTTTTGAAAAAATAGCTCTAGTGAGTGGAAGAGCAACAGCTGGAACAGTTATTGAAGCCCCAGGAGCAGGAAAAAATGTTTTTCTATTAGGAATTTTATCTAGTGGAGCAACAATTTTAAAAGAAGGCGATAATAATGGAAACGTAATAATGTATGTTCCTGCTGGAAACTCAGATCTATCTGCAACTATTAAAGTACCAAATAATAGTGGAGTATATAGTAGTAACGGAAACGTTTCTATAATTCATTACGTAAATTAATATTTAGAATATACTCTTTATTTAGCATATAATAATATATGTTAAAAATTTATTGTTCTGAATGTGGTTCGCCAACTGAATATTCCTTAAATAAACCTAAATTTTGCACAAATTGTGGAAATTCATTTTTTGGTGCTAAAAAAGAAGAAAAAGTAGCTTTGCCAGTACAAATGCAAAAACCAACTATAAGTAAAGCTAAAAGACCAAATATTGAACCAGAAGATTATGAGGATGACGATAGTGAAATTACAGAAGTAAATGAAGTACCAGATATTAATAATTTAGATTTTGATGTTGACATTAATCAAAATAAAGGAGAAAAAATTGGTAGTATAATTGGTTCTTCAGATAAAAACGATTTAAGAAAATACAGGTCTTCAGAAAAAGTAGATACTAAAAAAGTATTAGAGGATTTCGCAAGAGAAGGTGGAGCAATTCGTCCAGCTTCAAGAACATCAACAAATTCAGCCAAACGTCGTAGAGGACGAAACAATGGCTAAAAAACCCAAGTTTGAAAATTGTATAGATAACATAAATACAGAAATCCTTAAAAGAAAAAATAAGTGGAATTTAACAGCAATTGCTTGGATGGATTTTAGTGATGTTTCTCAAATTTTAAGATTTCATATTTATAAAAAGTGGCATCTTTACGATTCTTCTAAACCTCTTGCTCCTTGGGTAAATCGAATTATAAGCAATCAAATTAAAAATCTTATTCGTAATAATTATAGTAATTATACTCGGCCTTGTTTAAAATGCTCTGCTGCAGAAAGTGATGATGGTTGTGGAATTTATAGCAAACAATGTTCAAATTGTCCATTATATGCAAATTGGGAAAAGAATAAAAAGAGCGCGCATGATACCAAACTAACAGTAAGCTTAGAAAATCATACTCAAGAAATAAATGATATGAAAAATGAAAATTTCAATCTTGAGGCCACAGCACAAAATGTACATAATAAAATGTTTAAAATACTAAAACCAATTGAATGGAAAATTTATCAATACTTATATATAGATGGCAAAGATGATGAACAAGTTGCTAAATTAATGGGATATAGAACAACTGAAAAGAATCGCATGGCAGGATACAAGCAAATAAAGAATTTAAAAAAATCAATTATTATTAAAGTCAAGAAGCACTTGTATAATGGAGATATTGATATTATATGAGCGAAGATATTTTCGTTCTCACAGACGAACAGCAATTAAAATTACTCACAGAATGGAATAATCGTCCAGATAACCCTCCATCTTTAGCAGAGTTAGTTAAACTTGCTTTTGATAGAGATGATCTTGATGGTCGTAGTAAAGAGGGCAAAGCTGTAAAACAATTTCTTGCTTCTAGACATATTAAACCAAGAAAAAGTCATGAATACGAAGCTAAAGGTCTCATAGAATTAACAAACGAACAAAAAGAATACATTAGCAATAATTGCTTAACTATGACTGGTTTAGAAATGGGTAAAATTTTATTTAAAAATGAAGCACTAACTAATTTATGCCAAGAAACTAGAAGTGTTTTAGAGTATATGAAAGTTATTCCAACTAACATTAAATATAATAACACAGAAAATGAAGACGCAGCTTCTGGAGATTACAAGCCACCTCGTAGCGAAGAGAGAATGGTAGCGAAAATTAATAAATATGTTATGGATGGTATTGATAAAACTAAAATTACACATGGTCAAAAAAGAGAAATTATAGCAGTAATTGGTTATATGAATACTCATAGATTTATTCATCAAATTAATCTTTACGACAATGAAAGCGACAGAGAATTGTTTGAAAGTAGCTTTATAAGATATACATACAACAAAGCAGATTTAACACAAGAAGAAGTTGACCAATATATTGTTCTTTGTACCGAAGTATTGATATCTTCTAATATTCAACAAACAATTAGCGTTCTTCAAAATCAAATTGATATTGCAATTCAAGAAGATGGCAAGATTCCAATGGCTATAGTAGAAGCAAGCAATACTGCAAGAAAAGAATACAACGATTGCGTTAATCGTCAACAAAAATTAAACAATGATCTTAAAGTAAAACGAAGTGAAAGATTAAGCAAGCAAGTAAAAGAAACAGCATCCATTATTAACCTTGTGCAAATGTGGAAAGAAGAAGAAAGTCGCGCTAAATTAATTAAAATGGCAGAGATGAGAAAGAAAACTGTAGAAAAAGAAATAGATAGATTATCATCTATGGACGAAGTTAAATGTAAAATATTAGGAATTTCAAAAGACGAAATATTAAATGGTTAATCTTATGTCAGTTATTTGTAAAGTAGATGGTAAAGAATTTAAAGATGAAAAAAGCTTGCATCTTGCACTTAGAGGTTATGGTTTAAACAAAGAAAAATACTATCATACTTATTATCCTAAAAAAGATCTTCTTACTGGCGATACTATTAATTTTAAAACTAAAGAGCAATATTTTAATAGAGACTTTAATGATAAGAATAACATGAAAAAATGGCTCAAAGAACAGCCATTAGATAAAGCTCAAGAATATACTAAACAATTACTAGCTAAAAGAAAAGAAGAGAAGAAATTAACATATAGTCCTTGTCAAGTAGAATTAAGAACTATTATGGCTCCGTCTATTATTTCTTATAATAAATTATTTAATGATTATTATGATGTTTGCTCTAGCGTAGGCTTAGAAAATAAGTTTATACATCCGAATAATATCATTCACCAATTTAAAAATAAATTAAATTCAAAAGATACTATTTATGTTGATACAAGAGAACAGAATTGGCTTAAATTCAATATACCTTTTGAAATAAAGACCCTACCATATGGAGATTATACCTGCTCTAATGATAATTGTAGTTGCTTTATAGAAAGAAAAAGTCTTAGTGATTTTATTAGTACTCTAAGCGTTGGTAATCTTGAAAGATTTAAAAACGAGATAACTAGAGCAAAAAAAGATAACGCTTATCTTGTTGTTGTAGTAGAAGAAAAGCTTTCTAATGCATTAAGTTTCCAATATCTTCCTCATATTAGTAAAAAGATTAAAGCAACTCCAGAGTTTATATTTCATAATGTTAGACAATTACTTCAAGAATTTGATAATCTACAATTTGTTTTTGTAGATGGCAGGGAAGAGATGAAAAGAACTATAGAATCTATTTTAGCTAGTAAATGTTTTTATAAAAAAGTAGATTTACAATTAGCTTATGATATGAAACTTTTATGATATATTGTCCAGATAAATATTTAAGAGAAGTCAAAGATGTTAATGCTGAATTATCTCAGCTTAAAGGATTTCTTAATGATAAAGAAGCTAAAATCTCTTTAGCTAAATTTCTTAGAGCTAATATTGGATTTACAACAGAACTTATTAGTGGAGTTAAGCTAGCTCCATATCAAGAGTTGCATCTTAAAGCTTTAATGAATAGAAATTTTAACATGTGCGTGTTTGGTCGTGGTTGCGGTAAGTCATTTATGGCAGCAGTATTTTGTTTTCTTCAATGTGTATTTGAACCTAATACCAAAATCTTAATTGCTGGTCCAACGTTTAGAACTGCTCGGTTTATTTTTAATAACTTAGAAAAAATTGTAGATAGCAAAGGCGCAGAACTACTTGCTCAATGTTTTGGTGCTAAAGCTAAAAGAAACGATCAATTTGAATGGCAAATTAATGGTGGAAGCATCGTTGCTATTCCTCTTAATGGTGAAAAGATTCGAGGATTTCGAGCAAACATTCTAGTCCTTGACGAGTTTCTTTTGCTTCCAGAAGAAATTATTAAAAATGTATTGATGCCATTCTTGGTTGCTCCACAAAATATGAAAGAGCGTATGGAAATTAGAGAATTAGAGGATAAACTTATAGCAGACGGCTTAATGAAAGAAGATGAGAGAATGGTTTTTGAAAATACTAGTAAAATGATTGCACTTTCATCTGCAAGTTATACTTTTGAAAATCTTTATAAGACTTATAAAGAATGGTCTGAAAAAATTGAATCAAAAGAAAAACAAGAAGCCACATATTTTGTCAGCCAAATGAGTTACGAAGCTCTTCCAGAAGAAATGATTGACAAAACAATTATCGAAGAAGCTCAAGCTGGCGGATTTAGTCATAGTAGTTTTATGAGAGAATATTGTGCTCGATTTACAGATGGTAGTGATAGTTATTTTAATGCAAAGAAAATGGAAGATTGTACTTTACCATTAGGAGAAGCTCCTCATACTTTACTAAGAGGAGATCCAAAGAAAAAATATATTCTTGGCATCGATCCTAATATGAGTGATAGTCCAAATGCGGATTATTTTGCTATGGCTATTTTAGAAGTAGATGACGAAACAGGACAAGGCACATTAGTTCATACTTATGCTGGTTTAGGTAATTTAAAAAATCACGTTGCATATTTATATTATATATTAAGTAATTTTAATATCATTTTAATGATTATAGATAATGCAGGAGCAGATGTTTTCTTGTCAGCTTGTAATCAATCAGAATTATTTAAAAAAGATAAACTTGAAATTAAAACATTTGATTTTGATAGTGATTTAGAAGGTGTTGATTATGATCTTATGGTTAAAAATGCTAGAAAAAAATATAATATAGAAGATAAAAAAATAGCCTTTAACCAAGTATTTACAAGTTCATTTATTCGTAAAGCTAACGAACATTTACAAGCTTGTATTGATTATAAGAAAATATGGTTTGCTAGTAAAACTGGAGCATATGAATCTTTCTTTAATACAGTATTAAATCAAGGAGCAGCAAATCTAGATTTAATTAGAGGAGAAGATAAAAAAGATTGGACAACATTAGATTTTATTGAAAATCAAGATGATTATATATATCAGACTAAAAAACAATGTGCTCTAGTTGAACATTCTAGTACTAGCCGTGGTACTCAAAGTTTTGATTTACCACAACACCTCAAAAGAAGCTCTTCTGCCAATAAAGCTAGAAAAGATAATTATTCAGCACTTATGTTAGCAAATTGGGCCTTAAAATGCTATAATGATATGATGAAAGAACCAGAAACTGTCGAAAGTCCAACTTTTTCGCCTATAATGATTAAATAAAGGTGTAATAATCCACGTAAAATGGCCAAAAAAATTAAAAAACAAGAAAAAATAGCTAAAGCAGCTGATGTTCAACCTTATATGGTATCTGAATCTTCTTATAAAGAAGTTAAGGCTTCCACTAGTTCAGGGTCTAATGGAGTCAGAAGAAATGCTGCTAGTACAATTATAAGAACAGATAGATATAAGAATATTGATGATGGCATTATCCCATTCAGATATTCTACTGGCATTAAAAATGATTCTAATTTAAATATTAGAGATGCAGTTATCCTTTGTCAAAAAGCATATTATAATTTTGCTATTTTTAGAAACACGATCGACTTGATGACAGAGTTTTCTTGTAGCGATATTTACTTTACTGGTGGCAGTTCCAAATCTAGAACATTTTTTGAATCATTATTTAGAAAAATAAATATTAATGATCTTCAAGATAAATTTTTCCGTGAATATTATCGTAGTGGTAATGTATTTATTTATAGATTTGATACGAAAATTTCAGAAGAAGATGTATCTAAAATTACTCAAACATTTGGATTAGCGACCACTAAAGCTGCGGTTAATTTACCATCTAAATATATCATACTCAATCCAGCAGATATTCAAATTGCTGGAACAATTAATTTTTCTCAAAGAAAATATTACAAACTATTAAGTGATTATGAACTTGAAAGATTAAAGTCTCCAAAAACTGATGAAGATAAAGAAGTTTTACAAAGTCTTCCGCCAGAAACAAGAAAACTTATTCAACAAAAGGCTATTGGAATTTTAACTTTGCCACTTGATGCAGATCGAATTGCAGCAGTATTTTATAAAAAACAAGATTACGAGCCATTTTCAGTTCCAATGGGATTTCCAGTTTTAGAAGATATCAATTGGAAAGCTGAAATGAAAAAAATGGACATGGCAGTAGCTAGAACTATGCAACAAGCGATTCTCCTTGTAACAATGGGAACAGATCCAGAAAAAGGAGGAGTCAATCAAAAAAATCTTGAATCAATGCAACAACTTTTTGCAAATCAAAGCGTGGGTAGAGTTTTAATTGCTGATTATACAACTAAAGCTGAATTTGTAATTCCTAATATTGGAAATTTAATAGGACCAGAAAAATATCAAGTTGTAGATAGAGATATTCAAATTGGTTTAAATAATATTCTTATTGGTGATGAAAAATTTGCTAACACAAGCATTAAAGTGCAAGTATTTATTGAAAGATTAAAACAAGCTCGTCAAGCATTTATTAATGAATTTTTAGTACCAGAAATTCGTAGAATGAGCAAAGAGCTTGGATTTAAAAATTATCCAATGCCAAATTTCGAAGATATTGATCTTAAAGATGATATTCAATATTCTAGAGTTTATACTCGTCTAGTTGAATTAGGTGTTCTTACTCCAGAAGAAGGCATTAGAGCAATTGAAACTGGTCGCCTTCCAAATGCAGAAGAGTCTACTGAAGCTCAACAAAAATTTAAAGATCTAAAAGATCAAGGATTTTATCAACCACTAATTGGTGGCGCAAAAGTTCCAGATAGCGCAGGAAGACCAGCTGGTTCTGGAACTCCACAATCAACTAAAAATGTTTCTCCAATTGGCCAAGGCAAACAATCTAAAGCTAACGAGGATAAGTTTAGCCTTTCTAAAGTAAAAGAAAATCTTGTTCTTGCTCAAAAACTAGAAGAAGAAGTATCATCTGCTCTTCGTAAAAAACATAATCTTAAAAAATTAAGTTATAATCAAAAAGAAGTCGCTGAACAAATATCTAAAATAATTATCGTCAATGAGCTCCCAGAAAATTGGGTTTCTAAAATAGAAAATTATATTAAACAACCAGTTGATCAAAATCAAGAAGTTGTTGCTAGTGTAAATTCTATTGCTTATGATCACCAAGTTGATAGTTATCTTGCAAGTATTCTTTATCACAGTAAGGTAAAATAATATGCCAAATTATATTAGAGTAAAGCAAATTAACCAAGGAGAATTAACTGGATTTTTTGTAGATTCTATATCTTCAGAAAGTGGTTTATTACTTGCATTTGCATCAGGTGCTGCATATGGAGTTGCATCAGGAATTATTTTAAATGAAACAGTATTATTAACTGGCAACCAAATTATTTCTGGAGTTAAAACTTTTACGACAGGTATATTTGCTCCTAACTTAGTATACAATACTGGAAACCAAACTATCTCTGGAGTTAAAACTTTTACGACAGGTATATTTGCTCCTAACTTAGTTTACAATACTGGTAACCAAACTATTAGTGGAGTTAAAACTTTTACGACAGGTATATTTGCTCCTAACTTAGTTTACAATACTGGTAACCAAACTATTAGTGGAGTTAAAACTTTTGCAGCTGCAGGAAATAATATTGTTATAAGTGGTACCAGCGATGCTGAAGGTTTAATTAAATCTTTAAACAGTAATTTGACAATAGAAGGAGCTAATTCTACTTATGGAATATATTTTGCTGATGATGGAACATACATTCGTGGTAACACAGAAATAAATAACGATTTACTTGCACAAACTGGAACTTTTCAAAAACTTTATGCGGATAATTTAGTTTACAATACTGGAAATCAAAATATTAGTGGAATTAAAAATTTCACTAATAATTTAGTAATCCAAGATAATATTTTATTTAGTTCTCAACCAAGTGGATTTTTTAGCGGAGTAGGAATTACTGGAAGTGGCGATGGTGGGTTTTTCTTAGGTAGAAATAAAATTTCTCAAAATACTTTACTTTTAAAAGATGAAAATATTGGAAATTCTTTTAGTACAAAATTAATTGATTCAATTAGAAATTGGAGAGGAATCGCAATGTCAAGCGATGGTAAATATCAAACAGCAGTAAATAATGCTGGATATATTTATATTTCTAATGATTATGGAAATACTTGGAGAGAAAAAGACTCGTCAAGAACTTGGGTAGATGTTAGCATGAGCAGTTGTGGGAAATATCAAACAGCAATTACAAATTCATCACCATTTGGAAATATCTATGTATCTTCTGATTATGGAAATACATGGATTTTGGCTGCTTCATCAATTATAAGTCCGCAAAGAATCGCAATGTCAAGCGATGGTAAAATTCAAGTCCTCGCAAAATATACTCCAACTCAAGAATATGTAATTTCTAATGATTATGGTAATACTTGGACTGCTGGCGATGTGTCTTCTGCTAGTGGCGTAAGAGCTGTAGCAATAAGTAGCGATGGAAAATATATAACTCTTGTTGGATCAGGAACTCCTGATAGAATTTATATTTCTAGTGATTATGGATCAACTTGGACAACAGTTGGACCTAGCTCAATAGGTTTTTCTGCAGTAGCAATGAGTAGTAACGGACAATATCAAGTTGCAAGTGCAAGTAGTGGATATATTTATATTTCTTCAGATTATGGAAATAATTGGGCTCTTGAAACTTCAAGTGGCTCTCGTAGTTGGCTTTCTGTTGATATAAATAGCGATGGAAAATATATAGTTGCTGGTGCAGCCAGTGGAAATATTTATATTTCATCTAATTATGGAGAAACTTGGAAATCAATAGCAACTTCTCAAGTATGGTATTCTATTAAAATCAGCAGTAATGGTAAATACATAATTGCAGCGGCGGGTGCAAATTACATTTATATTTCTAAAACTGACGAACAGATAGATGGAAATCTTTACGCGGAAAATCTTGTTTACAATACTGGCAACCAAACTATTAGCGGAGTTAAAAATTTCTCTAGCACTCCAACTGTTAATGGCACTGGAGTATTATTGAGTGGCGATTCTTTAGTTACGCATATACGACCTAGCGGAACAAATAATGTTTTCGTTTCTTCTGGTGCACTTGCTTCAACCTCTATTGGTAGTCAAAACAACATTGCTGTTGGGGTAAATGCACTTACCGCCAACGCCGTGGGAGATGACAACGTTGCTATGGGCCATGAAGCCCTTTACTCTAACACAAACGGTAATGGCAATATTGGTATTGGGAGGGATGCACTAAAAAATGCCAATGGACCTGATGCCAATATATGCATAGGTACTCAAGCGGGAGACACTATTCAGGCAGGTGGCAGTAATATAATAATTGGACACGAAGCCGATGTTGATAACGGTGGCAGGCAAAGGTGCATTGTCCTCGGAAGGAGCGCAGTTTCTCCAGCAATCGACGGTTCGTTAGCGATTGGGGGCACTGCTGGGAATGTAATGGCCAACCTTACTGGTACCAGCGCAGGGGCAGCCGCAGGAGACTATTTAAACATTTACATAAACGGAGTTCAGCGCAAGATTGCTCTTTTACTACCGTAAACACGTAGTGTAAGTATATATGCTGGAAATGTATTAAAATTATATTAGATTTTAAAATTATATATTATTATAATATAGTGTAATCTATTATGAAGAATATGTTATTTAAATTATTTGGCCCAAATTGGAGATCTAGCTCATCTGGCGTTACAACAGTTGTAGCAGTTTGTACAGCAATAGCAATTCATTCTGATCCTTCATTAGTAGCATTTCTTCCAGACAAAGCAGAAGTTTATATCACAGGAATTTCAAAATTAGTAGCAGTTGTATCTGGTATTATTTTTGCATTAACAGTAAAAGATGCAGCAGTTACTGGTGGAACAGTAGGTCAAACGATTGAAGCAAAAATAAGAAATGGAGAAAATATATGAATAAATTACAATTAGCCGCAGTTGCTCTTTTGAGCGTATTTCTTGGTGCTTGTGCAACAACTCAAACTGGAAAAGTTGATGTTGCAACAAGTGTTGAAAATACTCTTCCTTATGTTAAGCCAGCAGTAGTATTAGCTTGTACTGTTGTTCTTGATCAAGCAGTTTCTGGTAATGATAGAATTGAAAAAGCTAAGATGATTAATCATGTTGCAGCAATTGTAGAAGGATTAACAGCTGGAAATACTCCAACTCCAGAGCAACTTCAAAAAGCTCTTAATGATTATCTTCCAGCAGAAAAAACTCATTGGGCAAATTACGTTACTGTAATCAAAGATCTTTATGCTCAACAATTTGCTAGACTAAATGGAAATGGTGCTCTTGCAGTAAAGGTACTTAACGCTATTGCATCTGGATGTAAAGATGCTACAGCAAGTTACGTAGAGTAATCATGCCAACTGGAATATTAACAGCATTACTTTCAGCAGTATCTGGAATATTCGCAGCAATCAATAATGTATTCGGCGCTAAGAATACAAAAGAAATGAAAGAGCGTCAAGAAGCTCAAAAAGAAGTTAACCATCAAAGTGAAATAGAAAAAGCAGTAAAGGAAAAAGACCTTGAACAAGCTCGCAAGCATATTAGTTCTTAATTTTTTTCTTGTTGGATGCGCTACTGTGACACCAAATAAAATACAAGATGACAAATCATCTTATGATGCAACTACTCCAAAGCAATATGATAAAGATAATGGTGGATTAATTTGTTTTGTTGGTGATGATGCGCTTATTACTCGTCAGGCGCGCGAACGATATAATAATCTAATTAAAATGTACAGAATCAAATTTAAAAAAGAAAAAGCAATTGATCTAATCGAAGATGCTGGAATAACTCCTTACAAAGATAATTTTGGCAATGAATTATTTCTTATTAGTAGCGAACATCTTGTTTATTTTGGTGTTATGAACTCTTGGTTAAAAGAAAAAGTTCCCCAAGATAATATTTTAGATAAGACAATAGATAAAATAAATAATTAAATAAAATGGGCCGTTTACAAGCGAATTACAATTCAAGTAAAAATAATAGAATTTCTATTAAAAAACAAAATCTTGGTGGTGGAAAATTAAATCTTCGCCCAAGAGTATATGCATATAAAGCCACTGGCACAGGATTATCTCCAAATATAAATAATTTAAGATTTTATGATACTGGTTTGACTTATAATGGTCAAATTAGATATCAAGATGAAACAAATACATATTGGATGATATTTTTTTCTATGGCTTGGATAATAGCACCAATTGATACGATTGGTAGTTCTGGTTTATTTATAAAATTTGGTGGAACTCCTGTAGGATCATATTCTGGTAGTACTGGTTATTCTGGAACTGTTACAATATCTGCAATTTAATTATGTTGAATAAAAAATCCTTAGATCTTATTCTCGAATTTGAAGTTGGCGGTGGCGAAAACTATTATAATAAATTTTTAAAAAATCCAGCATGGCCAGGAGAGCAAAGCGGAGTTACAATTGGTGTTGGTTATGATCTTGGATATGTTAACAAAGCAGAATTCACAAATGATTGGAAAGAATTACCCCAAAAAGATTTTGATAGATTATATAAAGTAGTTGGAATAAAAGGCATAACCGCAAAAGATCTTATAAGAGGATTAAAAGATATATCTATTCCTTGGGATCTTGCCCTTAAGGTATTTAACAATAAAACAGTAACAAAATTCTATAATCTAACAAAACAAACTTTTCCTAATTTTGATAATCTTCCAGAAAATGCAAAAGGTGGATTAGTTAGTCTTGTATTTAATAGAGGAGCAGCTTTAGAAGGTGATCGTCGCCGCGAAATGAAATTAATTAGAGATGGTATGAAATTAGTATCTACTTTTGATCAAAAAGCATTAACCTTTATAGCTAATCAAATAAGAAATATGAAAAGAATCTGGATTGGTGGAAGCATAGAAAAAGGCATGAGTCGCAGACGAGACGCAGAAGCTAAATTAATAGAAGAATCGTTAAAAGTGTAATAGTCTTTGTGAAGAAATATCTTTTACTTTTGCCACTATTTTTATTAGTTTCTTGTTCTGAGCAGAATTTTGATAGTAGAGAATTGCCTACAAAATATCCAGAAATTCCAACCATGGGTTCTGCAGATGATGTGTCTAAAGAATTATACAAAAAATGAATATTAAAATAGGCAAAGGCGGAAGCGGAAAAATTAATTCCACAAAAGGTGGAAGTGGAAAATTAACTGAAAAAAAATATATAGATCTTTTGCCACCAAATTTTATTAGTAAAATAATTTTTTCTGGTGGAACTTATAGTAATGGAGTATATACAAGAAACTCTGGAGGAACAACAACTTTTAATGGGCCAAATGGTTGGTATATACAAGTATACAATGAAAATGAATTTGCAAGTTTTATGCCAAATATTTTCGGTACAACTCCTGTTTATTATTCTTCTGATTCTGGAAAAACTTGGGTAAATGAAGGAAATTTGGATGACGAGGTTGTAAATCCTCCACCAACAAGCGCAAGAGAAAATGCTCTTACTTTTCTTTTTGATCCAATTTTTTATAAAAAAGAAATTCAAAACGAGAGATATAAAATTTTAGTATCAGGATGCGACCTATCTTATGTAAATGGAATATATAGTCAACAGTTAGGTTTAGCTAATGGCAAAGGAGTATATATAAAAGATGATGATTACTCTATGATAATTTTTTGGGAAGACGGAGCTTGGTATCTTAAAGATGAAGATGTAAGAAATGGTTATTATAATCTTTTTATAAAAAATCACGCAGGAATAAATTCTCTCGGTAGACCAAATAACTTAGATTGGTCAATTTGTGATGGTGGAGATGCATACAATAATGGTGAAAGACTATCAAGTATGACAGAATATTTAGATTTACAGTCCCGCGGAGGAGGAAGGTTAGACCCAGCATTTCTTGAACAAGTTAGAAGTTATCAGATAGATAATGCTGTTCCAAATCAAAATGCAAATTATAATATAAATCCATCCTCTCCTCAAAACATTATTGGCGCAGCTTTTAATACAAGAAAAGCAGAAATAAAAAATAACACATTTTCTTATATAAAATATTCAGATAATAGCGATGTAGAAGAAAAAAAATTAAATTATTGGTACGGAAGCATAGACAAAAATCAAGGTTTATATAATATAGATACCCCAAAAGATAGCAGATACCCTCTTTTAAAAGTAAAAAGAAATGATGCTCTACCAATATTTGAAATTGGCCCTGAAAAAAAATCAACATTAAATATGTTTATAAGATTGCAGCGGCCAGTTTCTCATAAAAATCCAAATACTGGTTATATCGTAAGAGAAAAAAGAGGGATATTTTGTACAAGCTTTGATACAACGTATGGATCTCCATTTTCCATAGGATATAAATCTCCTTATTATAATATAACTGGTAGACCAAGTTATAAGAGTGTTTTTAATAATTTTAGTTTTGTTTTCAGTTTTGGACATGTTACTTATGACAACGAATTTAATAGACCAATTTCTAGAAATCTAATGACAGATTATAAATTTAATTTTGGTCAAATGTATATGTTAACAATTATATCAAATAATAATTTATTATCAATTTATATAGATGGAGAACTTCAAACAGTTGCAATAGTACCATTTAATCCATTAGTTAATCCTACCCCCACCATTGGTAAAATTAAAAATCAATATGCAGGTAGAAAAGACTATATGCCAGTTGGTCCAGGATTTTATAAAAAAAATGGAACAATTTATGGACCTACAGATGCAGAATGTCCTGCTGGAACTAATATGCAGTCGATTAATCTTTTACTATTTGGTAAATCTGCCCTTTCTCATGGAAATAGAGGTACTGGTGCTAAGAAAAGAAGAAGATATCTTAATAATTTAGATATTGGTGTAATTACTTCATATAACATTGCTCTTTCTCAAAGTGACATCTCTCAACTATATAACAATTTTAGATATAGATATATCTAATCAAAACTTGGTCCGTTTCGATGGAAAGTCAGATGACACCAAGCGTGGTAAATAATTAGCATAATGTTCTATCCGTTATGCTAATTTATATAAAATAATTAAAATTAATTAAAAATATCTCCTCTGTACGTGTATAATATATATAGGATGAATTATAATTCTGAACAATATGGCTTTGAATCAAACGCCAAAAGAAAAGGCCCAAAGTCTGCTGCTCAAACTCCAGCAAAACCATCTGAAAGACGCAAAGGTTCATCTAAAAATAAACCTGGCAGTGCAGGAACAAAGAGCGATAAAGCAATTGAATTTTCTAAAAAAGTAATTGAAGCTCTTAAAAATAAAGTTAAAGAACACAATAGTAAAAATAAAAAGAAAGTAACTCTTGGTCAATTAAAAAAAGTATATCGTCGTGGCGCAGGTGCATTTTCTTCTTCTCACAGGCCAGGAATGACTCGTGGTGGCTGGGCCATGGCACGCGTAAATATGTTTTTAAAAATGGTACGCGGTGGCAAAGTAAAAGATTCTTATAGAAAAGCTGATAGTGATATTGCAAGAGCTTCAGTTTCTGACTATGAAGTAGAAGCTAATTTTGAACCAGACGATGAAGATTTTGCTCAAGCAGAAGAAGATTTAAAAAATTATGATTTAAATGATTTTGAATTTAATGATATTAATGAATTATATCTCGATGATGAAGAAGATGGTGTAATCTATGGATTCGACATAGATAAAATATAATTATGAAAAAACAAACAAAATTTTTAAGTACATTTGCTAATATTAAAATTAGACCAGTTGTTAGTGAAGAGAAAGATAAGTACCTTTCAGTTGCTTCACTTGAAAAATTAAAGAAATTCTTGCCTGATATTAACACAGAAGATAATATTGATCTTCTTCCTGTTGCTTTTGATGCTTGTGTTGTAAATAGAGTTAATAAAAATGGCGATGTTATTGATGGCGAAACTGCTGCTAAGATTTCTAAAAATTTCGTTAACAAGCCAATTAATGTAGAACACAATAGAAATCAAGTAATTGGATGCATATTATCTGCTAGCTTTAGTAAATTTGGCAGCAATGAAAGTCTTGCTGAATTAGATGTTAAAGAAATGAAAACTCCATTTAATATCACACTTGGTGGCGTTATTTGGAAAGTTGTTAATAAAGAATTAGCAGACCAAATTGAAGAAAGTAATGATCCTACTAGCAATAATTATATGAGTATAAGTGCTAGTTGGGAACTTGGATTTAATGAATATAACATAGTAGTTCTTGATGAAAATGAGAAAAACATAGAAAATGGCAAGTTTATAACTGATGAAAAAGAGATCGAAAAGATGGAAAGCTCATTAAGAAGCTTTGGTGGAAGTGGCAAAATTTCAAGTAATAAGTACGTTTATAGACAAGTCTTGGGTAAAGTTGTCCCATTAGGTGTGGGATTAACATTAAATCCTGCAGCTGATGTGCAAGGAGTAGCAGTTAAAACAGAAGAAAAAGCTCTAGATATTCAAGAGAATAAATCTTCTATTGAGATGCTTAATGAAAATAATATTTCCCAAGAAGCGGATTTAAATGTAAAATTAGAGAGGATATATATGAAAATAACAAAAATTGAAGAAATTACAGATTCTTTGCTTAGTCAAGTAACAGCTAGTTCTGTTGTTGATTTTATTGCAGAGGAAATTAAAAAAGTTAGCGATCAATTCGTAACAGAAAAAGCTGAAAAAGATAATGCTGTTAAAGCTGCAACTGAAAAATACGAAGCTGCATTTGCTGAACAAGAAGTTCTTAAAAAGCAACTAGCCGAAGTTAACGAAAAACTATCTGCTATTCAAGCTGAACAAGAAGCTAAAGCCAAACAAGAAGCATTCACCCTCAGAATGGCTGCTCTTGATGAAGAGTTTGAATTGAGCGATGAAGATCGCCAAGTTCTAGCTGCAGATATTAAAGATTTAAACGAAGAAGCCTTTTCTGCTTACAAAACCAAAATGTCTGTTCTAATGAAAGAGAAGAACAAAGCTGCTAAAAAAGCTGCTCAAGACAAAATGGATAAAGAAAAAGAGCAAGAAATGAAAGCTTCAACAATTTCCGAAGAAGTCAAAGCTTCCGAAGAAGTAGCACAAGTTCCTACAACCCAAGAGGTTGTAGAACAAGCTGTTGACAATGGAACCAAAGCTTCCGTTGAAATACCAAATTCAGCCCCTGCTAGCGAGCCAACCGTACAAGAAAAGTACGCAAAAGCTTTTAGCTTGGATGGATTTGAATTCAGAAAATAAAATAAGGAGAAAAATATATGGCACGTAATTTAAGACCATTACAACAATATAGCGAGCATGATGTTATTAATTTCTTCGCTTATAGCGGAGATAGTACTCTTGTTCGTAAAGGCACTGCGGTTAAAGTCCAAGGTGCTGGCTTCCAAGCCGATTCAACTAATCCAGTAGAAATGCTAGGTGGACCTGGCGCTTCTTACACAAATGTAGTATCACAACGTTATGGCGCAGTACCAAAAGTAGCTGCTGCTGTTTCTGGTGATAAAGTCATTGGATTAACACTACTCGATATTCGTGAAACTGACGAAAATGGCGAGAAACTAGTTTACAATCCTCGCAAAGCTGCTGAGATGAACGTAGTTATCAGTGGCCAAGCAGTTCCAGTTCTAACTCGTGGCGTAGTTCTTTATAGTGGACTAGCTGCTGGTTCAGCTGGTGATGCAGTTTACCTACATTCTGGTACCGCAGGTGATTTGACAACTACAAATCATGGTGGAAACACAAGAGTAGGAAAGCTTCTTGGTGATCGTGACGCTAATGGCGTTGCTCTTCTCAAGATCGAACTCTAATTTCAATAAAGGAGAAATTTAACATGAAATTAAAATTAAAAAATACACCAGAGCAAGTTGAGCTAATCAAAGCTATGGGTAGCAGAGATGCTAACGTAGCCAGAGAAGCCACTCAAGCATTTGCAGCATTTATCGGCCCAGTCGTTAGCAAAGTTCTAATGCAAGCTGGTACAGCTAGTGCAGTTTACAGTGATCTAGCTTATGATGAAGATGATAATCCCTCTATTCCTCTCGACCTATGGGTTGGTGAAGGTGAAGGATATACAACTGTATGGAGCCAAAACGTAGCAGGTGGTCTTCCAACTTCTAACGTTGAAGGTTTCAGTGAATTGAAAGTTGCAACCTATCGTTTAGATAGCGCAGTTTCAATGCTAAAAAGATATGTTCGCCGTGGCCGTCTTGATGTTGTTAGCAAAGCCGTAGAGCGCATGACCAACGAAGTTCTTGTCAAACAAGAGCGTAACGCTTGGGCAGTAGTTCTAAGAGCTCTCGCTGAAGCTCAAAGCAATGGTGCTGATCATATCGAAAGAATCACTGGTGGTGCATTAACCCTCGGTGGTTTGAATAGCTTAATCACCCTCGTAAAGAGAATCAATACCTCTTATGCTGGTGGTACAACTGATAGTTCTTATGGTCTAACCGATCTATTCGTAAGTCCAGAGATCAAAGGTGATATCCGTGCATTTGCTTACAATGCTGTAACAAATGGTAATACCGATCTTCCAGCTGGCGTTCGTGAAGAAATTTATCGTAACGCTGGTGCTCAAGAGATCTATGGTATCGCTATCCATGAATTGGTTGAATTCGGAGTTGGCAAAAAGTACAACACCCTATTCAATAGCTTCTATGGTGGCACAAACGGTGGATCTCCAGATTTTGACGCTGGTAATTCTGGCGATGAAATCCTCGTTGGTCTTGATCTATCTAAAGACGCATTTGTTCGTCCAGTAGCTCGCAATAGCGAAACTGGTGGAACATTCACTGCTCTTCCAGACGATCAATTCGTAACTCGCGCTGACAAAGTTGGATTCTACGGATCCCTCGAAGAGGGTCGCGTATGTCTCGACGGTCGTGCAGTTGCAGGACTAATCGTAGCCGCTAGCTAATATTTAAATATTAGAAAATTGAAAAGCCCAAGGGTTCATCCCCTTGGGTTTTTCTTTTTTATTAGACATCTCATATTTATTACTATATAATAATACAAGGAGAATATTATGCCACGTAAATCAAATAAACAAGCTAAAGGTCAATTAGATAACTTAAATCAAACTCACGGAAAAATAGAGAAACCACTTACTTTAAATCAAGTATGGGGAGATGATGGTAAGAGTAAATATGGCACTCTTGATGCTGAAAAATATTCTGATTATTTAAATGATTTAAATAAAAGTGATCTTCAAGCTCATGCAGTAAAGATTGGATTAGTTCCAATTGATGATAGAAATTCTCTTGTAACAAGATTAAAGAAAGAATTCAATAAGCACGTTTCTCAATATTCTGCAAGAGTACTTCCAACAAAAAAAGATATTTCTAAAGCTGCAAAAGATATTCTTTCAGAAGGTCGCTAATTTTATTTCGATAAAATAATTGTTCCGTGTAATATTTTACATGGCAACATTTTATAATATCACTGGTTATCAAGGCGACTATTTACAATTAACACTAAATTTAAAAGACAGTAACGGAGCAGCAATTAATCTTAGCGGTTATGGTGTGCGTGGTCAAGTTCGCGCAAGTTATGGCTCTACAGGAGTTTTATTAGATTTAAATCCAACTATATCTGGAAATGGTCTAAGTGGTATAGTTTCAATTAATGTTAATTCGTATATTTCAGCAGATCTTCCAGTTAGTGATCATATCTATGATATTGAAAGATATCCATCTGGAGTATTAACTGGAAATAGTATTAAATTGATGCGAGGAAAGTTTTCAATTTTACCAGAAGTAACGAGATAAAATTATGGCAGACATTACAGTAGATGTTAATTTGCCTAGTACAATTAGTGTTGATGTAACATCACCAACACAGGTTTTAGCTACTAACATTTCTATTCCTGGACCTCAAGGACCAAGAGGAGAAAAAGGTAATCCTACATCAATAAATAGTTTAACTGCAGAAAATATTATTATAACTGGATCAGATGGTAATATAGTTTATAATAGTGGCCTTAATACAATTTTTATTTCTGGTAATAGTGGATATTTTCAATCAGCAGTAAACTCTTTAACAACTAATTTAAATTCAACTGGTGCCAATTTAAATACTTCAATAAACTCTTTAAGTGGATTGTTTACTGGATATACTGGAACTTTAGATGCAACTTATGCAACAGATTCTCAATTAAATTCAACTGGTAATACATTAAATATTAAAATAGATAACCTAAGTGGTTATGTAAATTCTCAAGATTCAAATATATCAAACAACTTAGCATCTACTGGATCTTCTCTTCAAAGTAATATAAATACACTTTCATCTAATTTAAATTCTACTGGTACTACTTTAAATTCTAGTATATCTTCTTTGAGTGGAACTCTAACTTCTAACTACGCTACAATCATTAACCTTGCGTCCACAGGTTCAAATCTACAAAATCAGATTAATAATTTTGATAACGTTTATGCAACAGACGCTAGCGTTACAGCAGTAGCAAATAATCTTGCTAGTACTGGTAGTACGTTAGAAACTAAAATTGGTTCATTAAGTGGGACTTTGACAAGTAATTATGCAACAATTACAAATTTAGGTTTAACTGGTAGCACATTAAATAATAATATAAATTCACTTAGCGGAACCTTAACTTCCAACTACGCAACTATTACTAATCTTGCAAGTACTGGTTCAACTTTAGTTTCTAGTATAAATTCTCTTAACTCTGCTTTTACTGGATTTACTGGAAATCTTGATGCAACATATGCAACCGATAGTCAATTAGCTACTACTGGAACAACTCTTGTTAATAGCATTAGTTCTCTTAGCGGAACTTTGACTTCTAATTATGCAACTATTAGTAATCTCGCTAGCACTGGTTCAACATTAGTTAATACCATAAGTTCATTGAGTGGTACTTTAACTTCTAACTATGCTACTATAAATAATTTAAATTCTACAGGAAGCACTTTAGAAACAAATATAGCCTCTACTGGTAATACATTAAATTTAAGTATAAATTCACTTAGCGGAACTTTGACTTCAACATATGCTACAATAACAAATTTAGCATCAACTGGTTCAACTTTAAATAATAGTATTAGCTCTTTGAGCGGAACTCTTACTAGTACTTACGCTACAATAAATAATCTAGCAAGCACTGGTTCTACACTACAAAGCAACATCAATACATTAACAAATGATTTAAGCTCAACAGGTAGTTCATTAGATAATAAGATTGGATTATTGAGCGGAACGCTAACATCTACTTACGCTACTATCTCAAATCTTTCTAGCACAGGTTCTACATTAAACACAAGAATCAATGACTTAAGTGGATATGTTAATACTCAAGATAATTCTATATCTAACAATTTAATTTCTACTGGTAATACTTTACAAAATAATATAAATTCACTTAGCGGCAGTTCAGTTTTACTTTATGGAAATCAAAGCGTTGGTGGAGTTAAAACTTTTAGAGATAATGTTTATATTAATAATCTTTTTGTTACTGGAACTGAAACAATTGTTAATACTCCACAGATTAATATTGCAAGTAATTATTTGCTTTTGAATCTTACTGGTGGCGCAGTAGATGGTGGAATTTTCTTTGTTACTGGAAGTGGTTTAACAGGAATAAATGATACTGGTCCAATTATTGGTTTTGATCATGTTAATAAATTTAAATTTGGAATTAGCACAAGAAATAGTGACCTTTCAACTTTACCTGATATAGCATCAGTTCAAGATATTACTACTTATAGCGGTTTTGTTGATGGCAAGTACTCAACCATAATAAATCTTGCTTCAACTGGAAGCACACTATCTACAAATCTAGCCAGTACAGGTTCGACCCTCCAAACAAATATAAATAACTTAAGTAATACCTATGCTACAATCACAAACCTCGCTTCGACTGGAAGTACGCTAGTTACTAATTTAGCTAGTACTGGCAGTACTTTAGCCACTAACCTTGCTAATACTGGCTCAACACTTCAAACTAATATAAATAATCTTAGCGGCTATGTTAATTCTTCATCTAGTAATATAGTATTTACAACTGGGAACCAAACTATAAGTGGAAGTAAAACTTTTAACAATACATTATCTGTTACTAGTATATCTGGTTTAAGTGGAGTTGGTGGGCCAACTTCCATTGATATTAAAGGAATGGATAATGCTTCATTAGTATTTGGTAGTAATTACCTTGGTGGTTATGTTAATATAACAGCTGGAAGTGGAAATCTTGCAGGAGGACAAATTAATTTATATGCAGGAAAATTTGGTTCTACAGCTTATGGTGGAAATATTAATGTAATTGCTTCTAATATTAATATAAATAATGATAATACTTCAGCGAAAAGTATAACCATTTATAAAACTGGAGCAAGTTCAACAAGTGCTAATATTAGCATTGGACAAACTTCAGTTGATGTAGATAATATTTTTAGAATTAGTGGAGTAGCAGTAACTCCATCTCTTTATGCTACTTCAGCTAATTTAGCTTCTACTGGAAGCACATTAGTTACGAATTTAGCTAGTACTGGATCAACTTTAAACTCTAGCATTAATTCATTAAGTGGTACATTGACTGGAAATTACCTTACAACTTCATCTGCTTCTAGCACTTATGCAACTATCACTAATCTAGCAAGCACTGGCTCTACTTTAAATACCAGAATAAACAATCTTAGTGGTTATATAAATTCAACATCTAGTAATATTGTATTTACAACTGGAAATCAAAATATTGGTGGAAATAAAACATTTACTGGAATTACTACATTCTCTGGTCAAGAAGTTAATCTTATAGATACAGCATTAAATCTTAGCGGTGTTGGAGACATGACATTTTCTGGCACAAATATTAATTTTATTAATTCTCCAGTATACATAACTGGCACAAATTTAAGAGTTAGTGGTGATGCATCAGCATATAACGTATATACAACTGGCAAAATTGGAATAGGAACATCCTCTCCTACGGAAAAATTAGAAGTAGCTGGTAATATTAAATTTGGTGATGTTGCAAATGGTTATTCTGCTAAGTTTATGATGTGGGACACTCCAAATGCCGAATATAATACTGGAGAATGGACTGACTCTCAATTTATATTAAGAAATTCTACACCTAATGCACATATAGCATTAGTTTTCGAAACAATCACAAATTATATAGAATCTAATGGTTCAATACTTAGGCTTCCTTCTGGTAAAGATGATTTTATCGCAATGGATCGCGAAGTTGTTCACAAAACTGGAAATGAAACTATCTCTGGAGTCAAAACTTTCATAGGAAATCAAATTATTAGTGGTAATACAACAATAACTGGTAATCTTAATGTTTCTGGAATGATTAGAACTCCTCAACAAAACAAAACATTTGTTTATAGACCAACTATAACTGGAGGTGGAAATAACACTGCAACAATTGCTTATGGAGCAAATTGTACTCTTACTCCAAGATACGTTGGGACATTAAGAGCAGATGCATGTATTTCAATGTGGGGCATAAATGGCGCATCAAGTGATACAATACAAGCTGCTTCATTTTGGTATGGCACAGGAACAGCCCCAGTTTATTCTGGAAATCTAGTAAACTTAGGAGGAACTAGAATTGGAGGACTAAAACATGTGCAGCATGGTTCGAGCCCAGCAATAAGCACCGTATATCCAGTTGGAACTTCTTGGGTCGCAGAAATAACTGGTTTAAATACTGGAACTCAATATTGGTTTGATATTGGAATTTCTGGCAGCAACGGAAGATTACGAGTTCAAGACGTTCAATTGTATATAGAAGAAAAATATTGATTTTTATTTAATTTTAAAGTATAATACCTTATGGTAAAAGAAGATTTTTTCTTTATTATTATTCCTACTGGTAGTGGTAAAGCTGATATAGAAACTCTTTGGAAATGGTCAACTATTCCTGTTTTTTTAAATAAAAGATTATTTCCTATTACAGTTTATAATAAAGGTATATCTGCTTCTCGAACAGCAGCTTTTAATACCGCCAAAAATACTCTTGATAAAATGGGAGTAAAACATGGTGGAAAAATTAGAGCTCTACTTTTAGACGATGATATAATTTTACCAACGAATCTTGACTTAAGAGTTATTGTTGATGCCTTTAAAAAGGCAGATGAAAATAATTGGAATCTCATAGCTAATTACAGAGTCCAACATACTGCCACAGAAAATGGCATGGTAAACGTTATGATGAAAAGAAAGAAAAATGATCAATATTCTTTTTACTCTGATTCAGATTTAGCAAAACTAAAAACTTTCGATGAACTTCCAGATACAGTTTCTGGTTTAGGTTTTTACTATGGAGAAATTAATTTAGACTATCAATTTCATTATGATGATCGTCCAGAAGATATCAATTTCTTTAGAGATAATAAAATACAACTTCGCTATCTTGATCTAAGACTCTATCACGAAAAGAAAATATACATTTAGATGAGGATAGAAAACGAGATATTGGGCATCAAAATTGATTGCTTAAATTATTATCCAAATAAAGTATATTTGAATGATATATTTTATGAGATTATGGGCGGAATGTATGATATGGAGGTAAAAGATACTAAAGTCGTTGATATCGGTGCTTTTTATGGCGAAACAGCAATTTATTATTCAAAGATGGGAGCATCAGAAGTGTTTGCATATGAACCATTCAAAAGTGAATCTTTTATCTCCTCCAATGCACAATTAAATGGATGCAATAATATAAAAAGTTACAGAATGGCAGTTTCAGATAATGATGGATTTTTTAATTGCGATCCAGATTTTGAGAATCGCGCAGAAACAAAGATTTATTATGCTGAAAATCCAGATAAAAAATTAAATAAAATCAGTTTAGAAAGTATCGTTAATGAACATAATATTGAAGATGGATGTTTAAAATTAGATGCAGAAGGAGCAGAATTTGAGATTATAAAAGGTGCGCCAGTAGAAACCTTAAGGAGATTTAAACAAATGGTATTAGAAGTGCATAATTACTTTGGTAATATCGATGAAATAACAGATAAATTAATGAATAGTGGATTTGATATAACCTATAGCCCTAATCCTATAGTAAAATTTGAATTTAGAGACTCTATAAAAATGCTAAAATGTATAAGAAATAATAGATAATAAATATTGTTTTTGGTTTTATTTAATGTAATAATATTTGATTTATATAGTGTAATATCTATTATATGACCACTAAAATTGTAGACATTGCAGACGAAGTATACCGTGAATTAGGCGAACCAGCAGATATAAGTATTGCTTCAATAGCTTACTGGCTAAGAACTAATATAGGAAAATTGAATGTTCTTTTAAATAAACCATATTTAATTAACGAAACTACTTTAGAAATATATAGTTCAGATGAGACAAAAGACCCTTTTGGTATTAACGAAAAAAGTATATTCAAAAAAATATATACAGTTCATTATTATGAACGCCTTTTTCGTAATGCTCTTGGTGCAGCTAGCACAGATAGTGCATTAGAAATAACAGAAAATGGATTTACTGGCAGAAAAGTTAATAAAAATGAATTAGCAAAAACTTATTCAGATCTTAAGAAACAAGCTGATGCAGAGCTTAAAATATTGCTTGATAAATATGAAATTAACGAAGTTACTCCTCTTCAAGTTGCTGGCGATGATACTATAGAAGGCTTGGACTATCCTTCTATGTATGGTAATTCGCATGGGAGAAGCATAGAGAATTTGTAATATGGCATCTTTTTTTTCGGCTAGTGATATTGCAGGTTTTCATAACGATGTAAATACTCATTTTGATACATTCAAAAGATTATTAACAATTCATAAAACTCCAGTTAAAAGAGTAACTATATCTACAGCTAATCCTCAAATGATAGGATATCAAACTGATTCTGTCGAGGAACAAATTGAATATGTTCCAGAAAGTCAAGATTTCTATGCTATTATAAAATATGAAAATAGAGCAACACCAGATCTAGTAGAACAAATACAAATTAAAACTAGCAATCCAATTGTCTCTATCAAAGTAAAAAGCGATGCAAGAAATTATATATTAAATGGTCGTACAGAAAAAGTAACTTTTGATGAAAAATCTTTTAATATAATAAGCACAGATATAGTAAAAAGCTACCAAGGATTAAAATATTATCTATTCTATCTAGAAGAAACAAAATAAAATGAGTAAAATAAATTACTCTGCAGTCAGAAACAAAGTCAAAAATTCCCCAAAGTTTGAAACCACAATAGATAAAAAAGTCAAAAAAAATTTTGAACAATTAAGAAGCAATTTTATTCAAGATTTTGAAAATCACCCAGTAACTCAAGAGATAGATCAAGGCCCAACTGCATCTAATTCTTCTGGAACATTAAATGGCATAGGAAATCTTTTTAGCTACATAGGTTTTCAAAGAGGCTCAAATCCAGTTAAACCTGTTAAAGATTTTATACGAAACGCTTTTAAATTAGATAAATTAAAATCTAAAACCGCAGGTAATAAGATTCAAATGAATTATAAAATATCTTATCCAACAGAAAAAGATCTTGATGGAATTACCCGCATGCCATGGGAAGGTGGAAATAGTTGGTTAATTGGAATTGAAAAAGGCATATCTGGATTTGGTAATTATATTGCTAAAAGATTTGAAAAAGGTAGATCTGGTGAAGCTTTGCAATCGGAAAATAGAGTTAGAAGTGGCACATTTAAACCAGTTAAATACATATCTGAAATAGTAAGTAATTTTGTAAAAAGTGTAAAGAATATTAAATGAAAAGCCAATTTGATAATATAGTTACTTCTAGCATGCTTCTTTTTATTGATCATAAATTATGTTCAGTTGGTGAGGCATATACAAATTATAATGGTCAAATATTTCCTATAACAAGCACTTATTATTCCTATAATACTTATGCTTTACCATTTAAACAAATTATAGCTGATAGCTCAATTAGTGGCGCTAATATAATGTCTGGAGTATATGTTAATGGTTCATTTACTTCTATTAATTCTAGTAATTTAAAAGGAATTAATCATTATCGCGGCCAAGTATATTTTAGCGGTTCTGCTACTGGTACAGTAAGTGGCAATTATTCAGTCAAGGATTTTAATGTATATTTAACTAATAAACCAGAAGAGGAAATATTATTTGAAACCCAATATAAAGTAAGACCAAAAGTAACTCAAAATTTAACTGGTTTAGCAGATGATACAGAGACTATTCCTTCTATATTTGTTAAATATAATGGTGGAGCTAATGAGCCTTTTGCTTTTGGTGGCGTTAAAGACTCTGTATTAAATGTAAGAGCTATAGTTGTAGCTGATAATCTATTTAATCTAGATGCAGCTTGCTCTATATTAAGAGATACCAGTAATACCTTTGTATATACAATTAATTCTACTGAATTAGGTATGGATAATTTAGGCAATTTTACAGGCGGATACTATAACTATAATAATATAGTTAATAGTAAGGTAAATAGTACCGATAGATTATATATTGATGAAGTTAGAGTCAGTAAAGTACCAAATTTGGGCTTTAATGGCACTAATTTTAAAAATGTATTATATCCCGCTTTTGTTGACTTTACTCTTAAGAAAGTTAGAACAATTTAAATTAATAAGTTCTCAAGGACTTTAATTTAATGTAATTCAGTATGAATTTATAGGAGAAAAAAATTATGGGCAATGTAACATACTATCCAGCACAAAAGTTATTAATAACAGGAGCAGAAATTAATCTTGTTCAAAGCGCAGACGTAGATTTCAGTATTAGTCGTCAAGACATTTACGAATTTGGTAATCTATATGCAGTAGACAATATTCAAGTTGAACCACCAACTGCTACTTTGAATTTTTCTTACATTCTAGCTACTGGAATCAATAACCACATTCTATTAGGTCTAAACAACCTAGATACTTTACTCGCTGACGTAGCTGGAAAACAATACACTCTAACTGGCGCTGGCCTTCTAACTATTCCAAGTGGAGTTATTAGTTCTTATGCAGTAGAAGGTTCACTAGGAAATGTTCCAACAGTAACAGTAAGTGTACAAGCTCTTGATGCAACATATAGTGCTGGTAACCCAACTTATCCAGCTGGTTCAATCAATGAATTGAATGTAGTTCGTCCAGATCAAATTGATATTGTTCTTGGTGGAACAAGTTACGAATGTAGATCCTTCTCATTCACCCTCGATATTCCACGCGAATACGTAAATAAACTAGGACAACTAACTCCTATCGCTAATATTCTAACTGGTCCTCCAAAGGTAACAGTAGAAGCAGAAGTTATTTTAAGAGATAATGCAAATCCAAAATTCGCAAATGATGCATCAAACAATGTAAACATTGCTTGCGGAACATTGAACTTTGCAGTTTCTGGAGCTAAACTTGCTAACTTTACTTCCAATACTACATTAGACGATATTCAAATCGCTTCAATAACATTGGAAGCACCAGTTAAATCTGCTTCTCAAATCACAATCTCTGCTTAAGGTTTCAATATTATTATAATAAACTAGACTTTCCGTTTAGTTTATTATATAATATTTTAAAGGTAAAAGGTGTATGTCAAAGGAAAAAGATTATCTATCGTTTCAAGTACGTAGAAAAGTTACTAATTTATTTAAGAACTTCTTCATTATTCTAGAAGATTTATCTAAAGAAAACCCTTCTATATCTCAAGAAAAATACAATCAACTTCGCAAAAGAGTTCTTGATTATGGCAATGATACCATAAGAGAACTAGAAGAAGATCTCAAACAATTTAAAATAAATCTATGAGAAAACTTCATTTTAATTTTCCAGTTCAAAGCATTATAGAAGCAAATTTAAATTTGCAAACTATACAAAGAACTCTATCTAAAGAATACAAGATATATAGCCCAAAACTAGAAACACTAGTAAGTGATAAATTTATATCTATGTACAAAACTTGGGGCGAAAAAAGAAAAGAAGATTTTGTCAAAACGATAGCTGGTAAATTGAATTTTAAAAAAGTTAAGAATTTTTTTGATGAAAAAACAGGAGAAACAAATGAGTAAATATTTATATAATTTTACAGAAAACAAAACAGTAGAAGTTGAAAAAATTGAAGAATCTACTAATGAAAACAATGAATTAGTCAAAACAATTAAAAAAGTTAAAGAAGAAAAACCTTTTGAATTTGCTATCAGAAAACCAAATAGAGCTATGACTGATGATGCAGAACTTTTTTATGGAGTTAAATTAGCAGAAGGTATTAAAGCTGGCATGCTTACTAGAACTTTAATGGTTAAAAAGTATGATAAAGATGGTGGTATTTTTACAGAAGGCGAAGTAGAAAAGATTAAGATTCTTTTAGAAGAGTTAACCAACGTACAAATAAAGTATCAAGTTTACGTTGATAAGGAAGATAAAAAAGAAGAATTAACTCAACAAGAAAAAGAAGAGAAAAACAAATTAGAAGCACAAGTTAATGCTCTAAGACTAGAGCTTATTGAATTAGAAAATACCAAGAATAATATCTTTGAACAAACCGCAGAGAATAGAGCTAAAAATAAAACTATGATGTGGTGGATTCTTTTCTTATCATATAAAAAAGAAGGTGATAATTATACTCCATTATTTGGAGAAGGAACTTACGAACAAAGAATCAAAAAATACGATGAAATAGAAGAGGGCGAAGATGAATTTCTTAAAAACATACTTACTAAATTCGCTTATTTTGTAAGTTTTTGGTATTCTGGAAAAGCTGCTAAACCAGAAGATTTTAAAGTAATTGAAGACTATTTAAAGGAGCAAGGTAATCAAACTTGATAAATATTGCAGATAAAAGGTTAAAACTTTTATTTTTTGATATTTGTAATCGTTACTCTAGTCTTATAGATAAAGACCAACATATCTATATAAAGCATTATGGGGAATTTGACTCTGGTGCATTTGAAGAATATTTTTTTGAATACTATGAAAAAGCTAGAAAAAATGGTTTACCAACCTATGCTGAAAAAGAAAAACTTTTAATATTAGAAAATTATTGGACAGAAGAGCAAGAAAAAGAATTAAAATACAAGACGGAAAAACTAGAAAAACTAGAAAAAATATATAGTGGTTTGTTTCTTAAGTCTCATATAGATAAATCTAAAAAAGAAATAACTGAATTAAAAAAAGAAGTTAAAATATTATCAGATGACAAAAAAGATCTTATGGGTATTTACGCTGAATCTTATGCTCAAGGTAAGGTTGATTTTATTTATATTTTAAATTCATTTTATAAAGACAAAGATCTTAAAGATAGAATATTAGATATAGATATATGTGATATAGATGAAAATGCTTATTACAAATATATAATATTACATAATAAAGCTATTGAAAAATTTAATATTAATAATATTAAAAGAATAGCCTTATCTGATTTTTTTCAAAATATGGTTAATGCAGCTGACGCTAATTGTTATTTTCTTTTTAATAAAGCTATTTATGATTTAAGTTATTATCAATCTAGTATATTTAGTTATGGTAAATTTTTTCATACAGTACTAGGTTTACCAGAAGCTAGAAAACTTGATTCTGAAACTAAAAAAGATCCAGATAAACTAATGGAATGGTATAATGCTTTTGCTAATTTTAAAAGTAAGAATCCTAGCGCTAGTGGCAAAGGAATGAACTTTGTAATGGGCGCAAACAAAGAAGATATGGAGTATTTGAAGCAAGAAGTCAAAAATGACGTTAATGATATGGCTAAAGCAAAAGGAGGAACATTAGGTATAGCTGATCTAGCAAAATTATCAAAAATCTAACTTTATTAGTGTAATAATATCATAGGAAAAGGTAAAAGGAAAAATGAGCGATATTATCTTATCGGTTGATGGAGATCTCAGACCATTAGAGTCTAAACTAAGTAGAATATCGTCAAAAAATATAAGTTTAAATTTAAGAGATAGTTTATCTCAACCTCTTGGAAGAATTACTGGAAAAGTATCAGAATTCGAAAAATCATTAGAAGCATCTAATGCTCGTGTTTTGGCATTCGGTGCTTCTGCTGGAGCTGTATACGCAGTTCAAAGAGCTTTTGGCGAAGTTGTTAAAGCAACAATTCAAGTAGAAAAAAGTCTTACAGATATTAATGTAGTTTTAAATGCTTCAGCAAGAGATCTTGGTGCTTTTGGTAAAGAATTATTTGGTATAGCTAAAAATACTGGTCAAGGTTTTGACCAAGTTGCAAAAGCTGCAACAGAATTTGCTCGTCAAGGTCTTGGCATTGAAGAAACATTAAAAAGAACAAGTGATGCTCTTATATTAAGTCGTCTTTCTGGTTTAGATGCAGCTAGAAGCGTAGAAACATTAACTGCAGCAGTAAATACTTTTTCAAGAGCTGGATTAACTTCTACTCAAATTATTAATAAATTAGCAAATGTTGACGCTGCTTTTGCAGTAAGCACAGGAGACCTTGCAGAAGCAATTAGTCGAGTTGGCAGTACAGCTCAAGATGTTGGAGTTGATTTTGATCAATTAATTGCGATTGTTACAGCAGCTCAACAAACAACAGCTAGAGGTGGAGCTGTTATTGGTAACTCATTTAAGACTATATTCACTCGCTTACAAAGAACAGATACTTTAGATGCTCTTGAAGGAGTTGGCATAGCTGTTAAAGATTTACAAGGAAATACATTACCAGCAGTTCAAATCTTAAAAAATCTATCAGATGTATTTTATACATTGAGTGATGCACAAAGAGCCTCTGTTGCAGAAACTGTTGGTGGTGTTTTCCAAATCAATATTTTGAGAGCTGCATTATCAGATTTAACAAAAGAATACAGCGTATACAATGGCGCATTAAGTACTGCTAGAAGTGCTACAGATCAAGCTATTCAAAGAAATGAAGCTTTAAATCAAACTTTATCAGCATTAACAAACAAAACATTTGTTAATCTATTAGAAGCTGCAGCTAAAATTGGTGAAATAACAATTGCTCCAACTATAAAAACTGGTTTAGGAGGACTAAATGCAATATTAGAAGAATTTAATAGACCAGAAGAACTTCAAGGAACAGGAACAAAAATAGCTACAGGAATCTTAAAGGGAATTGGAAGTTATATTAGTGGTCCTGGATTAGCTGTAGTTGGTGTTGCATTTATAAAAATATTTGGTGGTTTAACTAAGTTTAGTGCTGAAGCTTTAAAAAGTCTTATTGGTATTGCTAGTAGTGCAGATAAAATTGCAGCAGCACAAGCAAGAGTAAATGCAATCTTAGCTCAAAATCCAGCATTGATTCAAGCAGTAATATCAAAAGATGCTTCACTTCTTCAAGTTGAAAATCAAATTTTAAAAATTATACAGCAACAAAATGCAGCAAGAGCTGTAGGTGCAGCAATTTCAGCAAGAGCTACGCCTCTTGTTGCAGCAGCCACAGTACCAAAAGTAAAAACAAGATCTGCTGGTTATATACCAAATTTTGTATCACCAACTATGCAAGAAAAAATGGGCGCATATGCTGGTGGATATACTCCTGGCTCAGTAAAGAAAATGGGAGGAATGTATTACAATACAGCAGAGAGTGTTGTTCAATTTCCTGGAGCAGATGGTCCAGCAATTATTCCACCACAAAATAGTCTTGCTGGAGAAAATTATAGAAGCACATTTAAAAAACAAGTAGGTTTTGATCCATATGCTTACCGAGGATACGTACCAAATTTTGCTCCTTTAGAAGCTAACTATCCAGAAAAAAGTGGTCCTTCATCAAGAGTTTCAATGATTTATGCAAAGAAGGCTGGTATAGGCGTTGGTACTGGCGTAGCAAAATATGGTGGATATGATATACCAATTAAATTTAATACAGCTGGATTTTCAGCTCAAAGAGTTAAGAAGCCTGCAGATGTAGATTTAGAAAAACAATTAGGAAATTATTTAACAAGATTTACAAATAATTTTGCACAAAGAATATTTGCTGGTGGACCAGCTGGATCTTCTGCAAGAATTGGTGGTATCGAAGAACTTTCTAATAAAGGATCATTTAAAAGTATTGTTGGTACTGTTTTTGAAACAGCTGTTGATTTAGCTGCAGGAAAAATAAACGAGGGAAGGCCTCAAAATGCTCCTATAGATTTTGTCGCACCAAATACTTTATTAAAAAGAATGTTTGGGAATGCTCCTGGTGCTTATGAAGCAAAAGTAAATAATAATCAAGATCAACTAAATAGTGTTGCTCAAAAAATGATTAATACAGGCTTAGTATCTGACTCTTTAAAATCAGCAATAGGATTAAAAGGGAAAGCAGAAGGAAAAAGAAGAGCTAGAGTTAAACCTGCAAGATTTCGTCAAGCTTCTTTCGGTCATATACCTAATTTTTCAGCATTGCAAGATGCAATTGCTCGTGAACAAGCTGCTGGCGTTAATTCTAATTTAATTAGAGTTGGTACTAGTTCTAGTTTAATGTCTAGAGGTAATCCTCTTGGTCTTGGTGTTTATAATACAAAAGATGAACCAGCTGGATTACAACAAGGAGTCAATCGTTATAGCGGAAGAATACCAAATTTTGCTGAAACTGGAGGAGGAGCAGCCCCACAAGTTAATGATTTAAAAAATGCAGCTGATAAAGGCGCAAAAAATATAGAAAAACATTCTACAACAATAGGTGATAATCAAGGAAGATTATTAGCTCTTGGTGTTGGTTTATCTATTTTACAAGGAACTCTATCTCAGGTTGGAGATCAAAATAGTAAATTTGCAAAAGGATTAAATCAAACAGTTAGTGTTTTAAGTACAGTTACAACTGGCTTGGGTGTTTTTGGTGGAGGAAAAAAAGGTATTGCTGCTACTGGAGGTATGTTAGCAATACAAGGCGTCGCTGGACTTTCTGCAAATGCAGACAAAACTTTTGCTTCTCAAATGGCAAATTTAGACAAAGCTTTAGAAAATACAAGAGAACAATCATCAAAATTAGAAAGTGTTATAAATTCTGTTACTCCACAAATAAATGCTTATGTAGAAGAATTAGAAAAAGCCGAACCAGATCCAGAAGCTATAGCAAAATTTAAAAAAGCAATTTTAGATGCCGTATCTACTCTTGGTCCAGAATTACAAGAACAAATAAGAAATAATTTAGAATCTCCTCAAGCCATAATGGGTACTTTATCAAAATCTCAACGAGCAGGTGGAATTGCTCAAAACCAAATTGGTTTACAACAATTAGTTTTATCTGAGCAAGGACAATCAAGAGCAAACATGGGAATGAAAGGACAATTTGGTAAAATTTTAGCTGGCACAGGAATACCTGGTCTTGCGGGTTTTGGTCAAGGCTTAATGCAAAAAGAAATGCAACCAACTTTTCAAAAAGAAGGTTCTATTACAAAAGCTGCTAATATTGTTCTAGAACCAATATCTCAAAGTACAGAAGACTTATTATTACTTGCTGATGTTCTTTCTCAAAATTCTGATTCTGCTTCAGCTTTTTTTGCTTCCTTAGAAGCTCTTTATCAAGGCGCGGGACAAAGCACAGAAAGCTTAATGGCTCTTAAAGAAGAATTATCTAAGAATCCAGAAGCAACTAAGAAGATGGTTTCAGAAACATTAAAATTAACAAAAGCACAATTAGAAAATGCAGCAGCTGCATCAAAAATGGGAACTCCAACTGCTCCTGGATACAAAGGCGTTAGTAAATTATATGGCGCAGGAATGTTTGATGAACAATATCAGCAGCAACCAATTGATGATCTTAATAATACTTTGAGTAGATTAGCTATGGTTAGTGGCAAAGGACCAGCAGCAGAAATGTTAAAAAATAGAATCAAAGGTCGAGCCGCTTTACAACAAGCTGGTGCAGGAATGGAAGTTAGTGAAGAATATAAAAAAGGTGGAGCTGCATTTGCAGCAGAAAGAATGCAACAAACAGAAAAAACATATGCAAGTCTTTTAGAAACAACTGGACAAACCGAAGATGCAAAGAAAGTTAGAAAAGTTATAGCTGACACAAATTATGATGAAATGGGCACAACAGCGATGGGAGAACAGATTGCTGCTGCTCAACAAGATGTACCAGTAAGAGCAGGTATGAGTTCTGTAGTTCCACCTCTTACAGAAGAGCAAAGAAAAATGCAAGAACAAGCTGCAGCTTCTGCTGAAGCAGCAAAACAACTAGGAGGAGCAACAACTTCTACAAGAGCAGATCTAATTTCAACTGGCACAGGGCCAGCTACACCTGCTCCAGATATCTTAAATACTTTGCTTGCTGGTGGTGGAGGACTTGCATCTTTGGTTGGTGGAGGACTTTCATTCGCTGGAGGAGCGTTACCTTTTGTTGGTAAAGCTTTAGGTGGAGTAGGAGGAGGTCTAGTTAGAGGAGCAGGTACAGCTGTAGCTGGCACTGCTGGCGGTGCTGTAGCTGGTGGAGCTGCAGCTGCAGGAGTTGGTTATGCAAGCTACAAAGGCGGAGAAGCTCTTGGGGAATATATTGATCCAGGAGCAGAAAAACGCACAGCTATGCTTGAAGCAATTCCTGGAGTAAAAACTGGGTTTGAATTCTTATCTTCTGCTTTACCTAGTTTTCTTGGCGGTGGAGGAGCCGAAGGACCTAGCCAAGAAGATGAAGCTAAAACAAATGAAATGTTCAATCAAGCTAAAGAAAAACAAAAACAAAGACTACAAAGACAACAAGCCGTCTCAGAAGCACCAACCGCAGAAGTTCCAGAAAGCCAGATGCAAGAAGCACAAAAAACAGCTAGCACAAAAGAGGCTCAACAGAATCAAATTAATAATACAATTTCTGTATCTCCAAGTATCAATATTGCTCAACAAGCTGCAACTGATAAAGCTGAATTACAAAAATTAATTGAGGCAGAAGTAAAGAAGTTCGGTGAAACTATTGTAAAAATTGCAGAGGACAAGGCAAAAGCAAGGGAAAAGGGCGTTGTTAATCCACCACAAAAGTTGAATTTAACAGCGTAATCAAATATGGCAAATCCATCATTTAATATATCTTTAAATTATCCTCAAGTCACAAGCGCCACAAAAAGAATAGAAAAAAATCAATCTAATATTCTTCTAAGAATTGTACAAGAAATCACAGTCAAGGGAAAGCTATTAGAATTAAATAATCAAAGTGGTTATGATGAAATTTGGGCACAAATTGCAGCAATTGAAGATAATAAAAGTGCTAAAAATTGTACATTAAATTTTGCTGGATTATTATCTTATTCTGGCGTTAGAATAACAGATATTAGTTTTGAAAATAGCGGAAATCAAGACGTACAAAGTAAAGATTTTTCTATTAGCTTTGAAGTTTATGAAGCTATTAACTCTTCAGTATTAACAACTTATGGCGTTCAACTTTCAGATTTAAAAGATATCTCAGATATTAAAATCTCTCAAGCTAAAGAAGAAAGTTTAGAAGGAAAAACACTAACCACATCTATTAGTATTACTTTTGCAGAGAATGCAAATAGTTTTAATTTAAGTCGCGCACAAGGAATTGCTAGAGCAATATTAAGTGCTACAAATATATTATTAGTATCATCTTCAAGAACTACAGCAGCTAATGTATACGATGAAACAACAGGAACATATAGCTTCATAGAAACAAAAAATGAATTTAGAGGAGGTGGAGGAGGATTTGCTGTATTAAGATCAACTAATTATAACATACAAACAAATGGCTCAATTGTTGCGTCAGAAAATGGTCAAATCAAAATAGAAAAAAATGATAATTTTACAATTGCAGAATTATATAATAAAGCACTAACTGAAGCTTCTAATGCTAAAACCAGATGCCAAACTTTTGTTTCAACTTATTATACCTTAACTTATGGATCTCTTCCAGCTGGATATAAAACCTCTTTTGAAGAAACCACAAGACAAGTATCTGTTGACGAAGCTTCTGGTACAGCTCAATATAATGTATCCATAACTAACGAACCAGAATATATTGGACCTGTAAGAGTAGAAATTGTTGATACAACCGAAGATATTAAAAAAGAAAAAGCAAAAAGAAAAATATTACGTGGTACTATAACAGGAATAAGACTTCCTACAGATAAAGATATTAGTCCAACTGCAAATAAAAAATTAGCCGCAGCTAAAAGTTATTTTGATACAAATTATAAACAAGAATTTACAAAAGCAAAGAATATCACTGAAGTCACTCCGAAAATAGGAGATAATAAAACATATATAACAAACGGAGATATTACTTATAACATAAGCGAAGGATCAATAAATTTTAGTTTAACATACGAAGATCGTCCAGAATATAACGTGTCAAATGCAAGTTTAATTTATGGTTCAGCAGAAACTACTAATCAATCTCCAGTTCATTTAGGAAATCAATTTCTTATTATAGGTGGAGAAAAGGCTGGAGAAGAGTTAATACAAGAGAGCAACCAAGCTAAACCAGTAGAAATCAATCTTAGAGTTGAATGTTTATTTAAAGAAGCTAAAAATATTCAAAATTATATATCAACTTTTAAAGATTTAATTAAACAAAATTATCAAGATGGCATATTAACGGCTCTTAGCATTTCGAGTAATTTAATAGGAAAAACTTTTCAAGGATCAGCAACTTGGTTAAAATTTGGTGATTATAGAGAAAGAACTGACACAGCTATAAAAGTTACTAATCCAAATGAGGTAAAATTATGAGTAATATAGCATTACCTTACGCTTTCTTAGAAGGATCAAGCTTAACTGCTCAAAAAATAACAGCTTTTGCCACAAAAAGAATAGAACCAATTTTTAACGGTCCAAATCATTATGCTAATAGAGTTATATTTAATATACAAGGTGAATATTTGCCACAAGGCATAGGTGGTAATATACCTAATGTATTATCACCAATTAATATTAAAGGATTCTTAGATAGCTTTACTACTTTTACAAATTCAAATTGCACACTAACCAATATAAATCTTCAAGAATCTAATTGGATTGGTCATGTTCCTTATGAAGTAGATTGTGAATGCTATGCTTTTGTTGATGATAATCTAAACAAAACAATTAATGCAAGTAATGAAATAAATGTAACTGAAAATATAGATGGAACAATAACAATTAGTAGAAATATCAATGTTGGAGCAGTATCTATTAATGGTTCTGATCCAGTTCAAAATGCAAGAACATTTGCTCAATTACTTAGTGGTCAAACAACAAATTGGAGATTGAATTTTTCTACAAGTAATAAAAGTCAAAATTTTTCAAACATAGTTTTAAATACTTCTTCAGAAACAGCAGATATTTTTAATGGCACATATTCAATACAACAAAATTTCACAGCAAATTTACTTAGCAAAGATTTGTCTAAAAAAGGAATTGTTAAAAACTCTATAGAAATTCAATCAGGTATAGATGGATTAGCTACAATAAATAAAAGATCCACAGTAGTAGGAGGATTAAATACAACTGAAGATGATTTAAAAAATATAGCGAAAACTAATTCTTTTGCAATTCCTGGCAATTTTTCAATATTTTCAAATACATCAAGCTATGATGATATTTCAAGAACCTTAGAAATAAATACTATTTTTTCCAATGATAAAACAATAACATCTAATGGCAATAAGGTAACAAATAGTTTAAGTTTCAATTATGATTTCTTTAACAGCACTTATAGTGCAAATTTTAATTCAGAAGTAAGACCTGCAACAGTAGTTAAATCAACCCCTAATGTAAAAACTGATCTTTCTAAAAATATATCATCTCAATTAAAAACTTATGATCCATTAGGTAATACTCTTATATTAGAATCTTCAGCAGAAGGTAGTGGCATAGCTACTCAACTAGCAAATTATACTGAATCATATATTTTAAGTCCATCAATAATTGGAGGATCAAATGGAATACAATTTTATGATTTATCTCTTAATGTAGACTATCAACCAGGATATCCTCAAAATACATTCAGCCCAATATTAAGTGGAAAAGGCCAATATTATTTAGAAAATTTAGATGTGGTTAATAATTCTGTGCTTAATATCAGTATGAATGGTAAATATGTTACTGCCCCACCAGATAAAAAATTATTTGAAAATGCTGTAAAAAGTGGTGATTTAGTAAAATTAAATAAAACTTTAATATTGAAAGATGAGATAGGAATTAACTATAATAATAGAACATTTAATTATGTACAACAAAAAGTGGGAAATGACCAGACATTCAAGGATGTAACATGAAGAATAATACAAAATATTTCTTAAATGAACTTAGTGTAGAAACTGGTAATTATATTGTTCATTACTTTTTTGATCCTCTTAATTTTAGCGGTAATAACTATGTATATAATAATACGCCATATACAAATTATACTGGTTTTTATAGTGGATCAAATTTAACAAATAATCTAAATGCTCAAACTGGCTATCTATACTTTACTGGAAATAGCAGAATAGATATAAGTTTACCAAATTTTAGTACTGAACAATTTACTTTTATATATTCTTACGAGAAAACCAATAATAGCCCTTGCGTCCTGTTTTCTAATTTAAATACTGGCTCTAATGGCAAATATTATGGGTTTAACGTTTGCGTAAGTAATTATAATAATATTCTTATAGAATACTATGACACTAATAATGAATTAAAGTATTTAACTACAAACTATAATTTAGATACAAAAGGTATATTATCAGTTAGAGGATACTCTAATAATATATTCGTAAGTTATTACAATGCTGCATTTGATAATTTTTATACAGAATCTTTTGAAATAGATAACAATATAACTCCAAATGTAACAGGATCTATAGTTTTAGGTAGTGGCAAATTCTCTAACTTTCCTAACTATAGCGGTTATGTAAAAGATTTTATATTGATAGATCAAAATATCACAGACTTTCAATTAAACAATGTTATTGATCAATTTGTTTATAACTTAAGCTCTTATTATACTTTATCACTTGATAATGAATTTTATGGATATACAAATTATCCAGAAAATATTACTCATATTTTTAATAGTTATTCTGGCATAACAGGATGTTTTAGTAATCAATTTTTAGATAATACTGGAGTTATCTCTGGAAGCATAACTGGAAGTAATTACAGTTTAGACTTGACTGGTATTAGTGGTAAAGGCGCGCCAATTCCTTCTAATTTATTATCACTAAAAAATAATATACAAAAACTTCAAATTTTTGGAGCTTATGGTATATCCTCAGATGCCACAAAAGCAGTAATGGCTCTTTTAAAAGATGGAACTTTAACTGGATGGGGAGATAATTATAACGGAAGAATAAGTGGGTCTACTGGTAATTTTAATAATTGGACAGGAACACCAGTGGGTAAATTAACTAATGTTGTAGATTTTGATTGTAAAGGAACTTCATGTTTAGCTTTATTTAGTGATGGCACAGCCACGGGTTGGGGATCTAATTATCTTGGAAACATATTTGGAACAACAGGAGATAATGATTTAAATAGTTATTTTACTGGAATTTTTTCAGAATCTCCACTTGGACAATTAACTGATTTATCTGGTATATCTAAAGGCGAACTTTATTCTTTATTTCTAAAAAATGATGGAACATTAATCTCTTGGGGAATTAATACTCACGGTCAAGTTGCTGCTATTAATGATAGATTTTTAGGTTATCCATTAAAACTCAATATCACAGGAATATATGAAGACTATACATATTTGTCAGGTCTAATACTAGACTATACTGGGCATTATAACTCTAAACCAGCATATAAATATATCAATGATCTTGAAAATTTTGGTCTTTCGCTTTATAACAATACAACTGGCTGGATATTAAATTATAGTGGTTTATCTGATATTATTAATTTAACAGGTAATTCGTATGCGCCGCCAGTAACAAATAGTTTAAATCTTCCATATCAAATAGTCGTTGAAAATAGTTTAGATACGGGAATTAATGTTTTATATACTTATAATTCTACTTCTGGATATATTAATAATATAAATAATTGGAGAATATTTAGAAGTGGAATTAATTGGATTGTTTATTCTGGAGTTACAGGATATCAAAATGGTGGTGGAACTTCTTCATTATTACCATTAACTAATTGGACTGGAATAGAAGAAAATGAGTTTTACGGTGATATTACTATCAAACCAAAATATGTTCAATTAGGTTATGTATATAATAGCGACGACGGTGGTTTTTACAGTATATTCACTGGAATATTTGCAGATAATGCAGTTGGTAAATTAACTGGAATATCTAAAATAAGTGCTGGATGGAAACAGTCTTTTGCATTAAAAAACGATGGAACAATAACTGGATGGGGTCATAATGTTTATAAAAATGTTGACCCAAATAATTCTTCATTTATGTGGTCAGGTAATTGGAGTAATAATACTTTAAGTTTATTAACTGGAGTAATTGATATACAATCAGTTTCTGATCATACTCTTGTTTTATTTAATAACGGAAGAATAAGCGGTTGGGGCAGTAATTATTATCAAAATTTATTTCCAGCAACTGGTGGAAATAATTTAACTGGAGTAAATAAAATCGCTGGAGGAGATCTTTTTTCTCAAGCTTTACTAAATAATAACGTACTAACTGGCTGGGGACTTACCGATAGTTATCCATTTTTTTCAATTGTAAATAATATTAAAAATTTTAATTGTGGAGAATATGGAACATATTACGAAAACATTACTGGTCAAGAAGTTAAAAATTTAGTTTCTGGTAATGCTTATTTTGTTTATAACATAGAAGTAGAAAGACCGAGTATAATAACAGAAACAATAACAACTATAGTTAGCCAAATTTCTGGTTATGAAAATCAAGTATTATTCTCTGGAGTAACTGGATATAATACTGGTTGGTATAAAGATATACCTCAATTTTGCGGAACAGGATTTCCAATGTATCTTGTATCTGGAATTATAGGCACTATAACAGGAAATGTATTAACTGGTATTGATATCACAACATCTTCTTCAACATCTCAAGTATTAGTATTAAGTAATGAAACTTATCAAACAGGATTTTCTTCTGGAATTTATGATCCATCAAAAACAGGAAATTATGTTTATGACTTTTCGTATGTTAATGATGGATCTCAAGTAAATATGCTTGATATTATATATCTAGATACTGGATATCATACATTACAATCTAAAAATGTATTTATAAAAGAAGATGGATATATTGCTAATAAAACAACAAATTTAAATTATCTAAAAAATTATACATTAGGAAAGAATCTAGATTACTTAAATTCTCTTGGCGTAGATTTGCTATTGATAAATCAATTAATTGATAATGATGATATTCTTGAAATATATTTGTTTAAAATTAATAGTGGATTAGATATTAATTTAAATAATTCATTATTATTAAGCAAAGCTTCTAAGAACTTTAGATTTGCTAATACTGGCGCTAATTATTCTGTTAATGTAAATGGCGTTGGTCAAATTAGTGGATTTGATTATTTATTAACTGGTACATTAGGCTCACCACTAGCTGCATATGACTTTTTTGATTATATAGAAGGTGATTTTGTAAAAACTGGAGAAGCTATATTTACATATACTGGTGAAACTGGTAGAATTTTGAATAAAAAAGACTTTTTATACTTAAATGGACAAAAACTAATAAGTGGATATCATTATAATTTTAATACTCCAAATATTCAATATATTACTGGAAACATACCTGTCACAGGAATAGTTCATGCTTTTAATGTACTAATAGAATATGATAGATATACAGGCTCAATGTATAGTTTTGATTTACCTAGATTTAGTAAAAATAGTGAGTTAATTTGGCTTAATGGCATTAAGCTAAAGTCTGATAGTTATTATGAAATATCTGAAAATGATCAATTTTATAATCCAACTTTCTATGACAAAACAGATGTAATTATATATAATAATACAGACAATTATTTCAATGAGTAAAATTAAAGTAGAATCTATAACGCTAAATGGTGGTACTCAATATATGGGTGGCAGAATATATTATTGTAATTTTTCTCCAAGTTTTAGCGAAAAGCCAAGTGAAGTTCAAATAAATGTTATCAATGAAAAAGGTTTATATCAAAAACCAAGTATAAATTTCCAAACTCCTGTTAAAGTAAAAATTGGAAGTTTAGATCTTGGAGATATGTATCCTTATAAATATAAGAATAGATACTCTTCACAAGGAAATGTATTAGAAGTATATTTTATTGATCCAAGCTTTTTATTAGATAAAATATTCGTTGGTTTAAACGGAAAACATGGTTGGACTAAAAAAATATCTGAAAATATGGGTGTCATGTCTAAAAAAACTTTTAGTGAATTTTTAGGAATTCCAAGTTCATCATCATCATCATCGTCATCATCTTCGTCAGGCAGTCCAAATACTGCCACAGATATTTATGAAAAAATTACAGATAATTTTTGGATTATAGGTAGACAATTTCATCCTTGTGATGAGAATAAAGATAATTTTATTACTTTTGATGAAGCATTTAATGTAGATCCTTGCGATCCATGTCCATCATGCCCAGAAGATAAGTATGATACTCGTTGTGCAGAGTTATCTTATACAACAATTTTTGAAATTGGATATTCATTTAAAGACCTTATCGAGGCTTTCGAAAGTTTTAAACCAAAACAAGGCTCTACAGAAATAACTATAGAAATTCCTCAAGGGCTATCAGGAGAAGACAATAAAGAAAAATATGAAAAATTTTATAGAGATTATTTTGGTCCACTTAGAGAAGTATTAACTTCATGGGCGAATGATTTTGGTTTAAATTGGTTTTATGACATAAAAAATAAACAAATAAAATTTATAGATATTTCTACTCAAGAAATACAAGTCCCAATAGATGAAGTAATCAACACTTATAAAACAGATAAGTTGATTTCATATGAGCACGAAGTAACAGCGGAAAATACATCTCAAAGAGGAGCAATATCTTGGTATGAAAGAGGCGGAGAAAGAAAAAGTTTTAATTGTGATAAAGCAACAACAGTTATACTTTCTGCTTTATATGGAGCAGATTATTTAGGCAACAGAGAAAGAACTACTTTAAATGATAAGGAGATTAATTCAAATACTGATATAGTTGGATCGATTTTAAGAGCATATAATCCTCTACTTAGAGATTTATTTTGGCTTAGAACAATATATGATATGAAAAGTTCAAGTGATATGGTCCAATATATTTCTGATTTTAGTGTTACAGCAAATAGTTCTAGTAGTTCTAGTAGTTTTGGAGAGAATGAAGAGTACGTTCTAGCTAATAATAAAGTTATACCAGAATATGGAGATATGCAAATTTTAGCAGTTGTAGATTGTAATTTATCTCAAACAGACAAAGAAAAAACAACATTTCAAAAAATTGCTAATTTCGCTTATTCAGATCTTATTTTGCAAATGAATGAGCTTGATGCAATAAAACTTGTTAATAATAGTGGGTTTTTTGTTGTTGCATACATTGATGAAGTTTCTCTAGAAAAAAGATATGAAATGGAAGACGATCTCTATGACTTTTTAGGAAGATTTTATGCAAGAGAAAGTCTTTTTAGACTATGTGGATTAACTGGTAATGAAGAATTTGTAAAAAATAATACAAATATAGAATCTGCAGATGGTAGTGCTCAGATATATTCTAAAAAAGATGGAATAGGAAGTCATCCATTAAGTAAATATAAGTTTTATAAAAGTGGCTATCTTGGATGTATTGTTAATAGTGGAAATGTCTCAACTTTTAATCCAGCGAAACCTGATCCAGAGGCAAAGAGTGCACCAAATTCTACTCAGGGTTTTGATCTTCAAACTTCTCAAGTTAATGGTCAAGATGTTGTTGGCTTAAAAGATACGCCTCAATCATATACAGCAGCAGAAGGTAATGCAGGATCTTTATTTTCTGCTAAAAAATCCAACGAAACTATACCAAGATTTGAACAAACTGCAATTATACTTGATCGCGAACCAAAATGGCTTCCAGAAGTTCAATCATTCCAAGAAAACTATAATCAAAAAATTTCAGATACATTAGGTGAACTTGAATGGAAATTATTTGGTGGGAATGGAGTTCCTCCAAATTCTTCATGGATGACTTCTGCTTATGGTGGCAACACTGGCTTCATTAAGAGCGGAACCGCAGGTAAGATTAAAGTATTTATCGTAAACACAGGAGAATTTAAAGTTTACCCAGCAGTTTCTGATGATTTTGAAGGAACAGTAAGTCATCCAACAGATAAAACAGCAAATCAAACAAAAAAAATGTTAAGAAGAATTGGTGGAAAATATTCTCCTCAAACTGCTATAGGTTTATTAAATAATAAATGCCATGAAATCAAAATAGGTGAAAGTGGAAAAAGTAATTTAGTTTTTCCTACTATATATACTCCTCCTCATACATTAATTCCAAAAAGCAATAAAAAGTTAATAGAAAAAGATATATTAAGTGAAACTAAAAATCAAGGAGATAAAGCTACTTCTTGTGACGTAGCATTAAAGAAAGAAGATTTCAGAGTACCAGCTTATAGAGTATATGTTTCTCAATCATTCAACCAAAGTGTCACATTACCAAAAATACAAACTGGCGTAAATAGTGATATGAAATGCGCTGAAAATGTAAGAAGTTTTGATGTATCATATAGTAAATTAACAAATGATGATTTCAAAACATTTACAGGATCACAAGGTTATGGTTGTATACCTAACTTAGATTATTTAACAGGTATACATACAGCTTATACTGGAAATGTTTTTTCAAATGCAACTCCAGATGATACTTTAAATCTAGAAATAAAAGGATTACCAGATATTCAAGATTACGAAGGAGAAATTTTGAAAGGGTTAGAGAATCTTAGTATACAAATTTCAGATCAAGGTATAAACTCTAATCTTCAATATGGAACAAAAATGATTAAAGGTATATCACCAGATCTTTTAAAATTCCAAAATTCGAGACGTTTTGATAGAGCAGTAAAAGGAGTATAAAGTGATTAGTGATACTTTTACTTATAGAAATTTTCTAAATCAAACTGGTGATTTTTATACTAATTGGAATATTTCAATAAATAATATCACTGGCTCTGGAAAATTCGGCATTAGCGGAAGTGGAAATACTTATGCTTATACGATAAAAAGTGGAGAAATTTATGATCCTTATAATAATTTATTAGGTTCATATGATGTAAATGAAGCTGTTTCTATACGAAACGATATTATAAATAATAAAGATAGTTTATATTATAATAATAATCCAAAGTTCTTTTTTAAGAGCGGAAGTTTTTTTAGTGGGCATGATTATAATTACTTTTTTGTTGATCCAACTGGATTAACATTAGATTTTGATTTTTCTATCAGAGGCGAAGCTACTACATTACAAATTTCTGGTTTAAATAATAGATCTAAAAATGACAATACAAATCAAATAACAAATATTGTTACTGGCAGAATAATCAACAGTAAACCTCAATTAAATGTTAAAATATTTGATGGATTTATAAGTAATAATCCTCAATTTACATTGTCTGGTTTGCCATTGTCATTTAATAATACTGGATATTTCTATATTATAACAGATTCTGGAACAACAGAGTTTAATAATACAACTTTCACGCTACCAATTACATTTAATACTAATTATGGAGTAGTGCCTTTTAATTTTAATCTAAATAATCAATATATACCATTACAATTTTCTACTCTTATCGTTACTCCAAGTGGAAATGTTAATATTTTTGATAATGAAGTTTTAAGTTTAATAGCGCAATATGGAAGTAGTAGTGGATCATATTTAGATATAGAATTAACTTATGTAACTGGAACCACAGGATTTTTCACTGGAAATATTCTTGGAACTGGTTATGTAACTGATACAATTTCTGGAATAATTACAGGATCTGGATTTATAGAAAAAATATTAAATACTTCAGTAATACTTACTGGATATAACCAATATGGCGCAGCTAATGACTCTGCTCCAATAACTGGAGTTACTATAAGAGAATTTATTTATGCCACAGGAAATGTAGAATATAATTATAACATAACTGGCACAGGTTTAGGTTCTGGTTATGTATATTTAACAGTTCCTTCTAGTGGACAAATTACAGTATCTGTTTCTGGTAACGTTCCTTATGTTGGTGGTGGACCTTTATTTTATACAACAGGAAATTTTAGAAGCACTGGATCTAATGTAGATATTGATGGTAATCCAATTGTAATAACTGGATTTTCTGATACCATAACAAATTCCGTGACCGTATTTTATACAGGAGATATTTCTGGAGTATTTTTAAATAATGGACAATATATATCAAAAGAATTTTCTGGATCACATACTGGATCTCTTGCTGGACTTGCTATAAGTGGAAATAAATATTATCAATTAGCAACTGGATTTGGAACTGGTCAATTTAAAACTGGAATAGTAAATGCAGATTTCTTTAGATTTTTTGAAGGAGGAAATTATTATTTTACAAAAGTAGTAACTGGAATTTCTGGATTCTTTTCGTTAACTGATTCTTCTAGAGTTATAACTGGTCTTTCTGGATTATTGAATTGTAAAAGCAATGAAAACGCTTTTAATTATTCTGGAGTAGGAAAGATAACTGGCACAAATAATTTTAATTTATTTTTAGATGAGTGCGATAATGAAACACCAATGTTTTATTTTCTTGCAACAGGTAATCCATTAGAAGATTTTAAATTATATACTTCACAAGGAGGAAAAGTAATCGAAGAAGAAAATATACCAAAATTTATTATAATCGGTGTTACTGGAAATGAAGTAAACTTTACATATCTTGAAAATTTACAAAATTTAACTGGTAATCCTTATGGAACTGGTATAAGAACAAGAATATCTCATCTTGGTAATACAATAAGCGGGAGTGGTTATTTTAGCGGTATATTTTCTGAAGGTGCTTGTGAAAACGAAGGAATTTGGGAGCATGAATTTATAGATTTTACAACTACAACAGGCATATACTATACAAATAATTATATTTCAAAACATTCTTTTAAAGTAATATCCTCAGAGGATAATATAGTAGATAATTATAATTTTATTAAGTTCAATATCTTATGACTAAGATAGTGTAAAATATACAAAGGAAAAAGGAAAAAGATGAGTTATCCAACTGGAATATATGGTACGCCTCCAACCTCTGGGTGTGATTCGCAAATAGCTAATTTTCAATTTAACCTTAAAGGAGAAGATGGATTTACTCCTTTATATAATAGCAAACACAAATTTATAATATATAAAAGTGGAATTGGAACAGGTTATCTTCCAGTAACAGAAACTAATTATAATTCTTATTCTGCTGGAACAATATCAACTTCTACTGGTTTTTTTGATTCTGGCAATTATAAAACTCAAATTCGAACAATTTATAATAATAGTGCTACAACTCCATATTATTGTAATGCTGGAGTTCAAGTTGCTAATTTAATTGATGTATCTTATAGTAATAAATCTGGATTGGCTCTATTTAAGAGTAATAGCAGAATTCTTTTAGATACATTAATAAGATCTAATTCTGGATTAAATCAAGTTGCTAACATTCATTTTAGTGATGACATCTATACTATAACAGGACATAATTTTACAAACAATACTGGCGTTTTCTTTAGTGGCATAAAAGCTTTAGAACCTTATCAAAAAGAAAAAGAGGGTGTTGCAATAAATGATGCTTTAGATTATGCTATACAAAATCTTTCATGGAGTGGCAGCAAAATAAAAATTATAAATATAATAACTAATAATTTTCCATATGTTGAATCTGATGTTGAAGCTTGTGCTACTTTAGATCCTTTGTATACTCCTCCAATTGAAATAAAATATTCAACATTCTTAAATAAAATTGCTACATATAGGAATTCAAATAATATTACTTTTAATTTTGTTTATATAGATAAAGAACTAAACTATCCTATCGATAAATCTAAATTCTTTTATAATGAAAAAGATTTAAAAACTTTTTATGCAAAAGCAGCTCAAATTGGTAATGGAATATTTGGAGATAATGATATTTCTATTGTTGGTAATAGTCCATTGAATGCTTCTTATAAGCTTTCTAAATTACCATTTTGTCCATCTATGCCAGTTGTACCAAGTTCTTCATCTTCTAGCAGTAGTAATTGTTGTCCAGCAGAACCAACTTGTGACATTGGAGAATTTTTAATTGTTGATTATATTGAGTATATAGAAAATTGTGGATTTTGTCCTCATTATGTTTGTTCTTCAAGTAGTAGTAGTTTACCTTGTGGAACAATTCCAAGTGGAATACAACAAAATGATAATATTGATATAAATGCTTCTTTTATATCTTATGTTTTAAAAGACAGACTTTTAGTTTGGCTTTCTGGTTGCAATTATCAATTTGATTGTAATTTTTCTGTTGCAGATGATTTTGTTAATAATTTAGCTAGTAGTGGTTTATTGTTATTTGATAGTACTTGTATTGGAACTACTACTGATTCTGCTCCAAATTCAATTCCTTATAATTGGCAAAAGTTTGGTAATCTTATATCCGCAAACAATAATTTTACTTTCAAAAGCGGTATGTTTCCTTTGGGTATACTTGTTGTTCCAAATTGTAATGGAGGTGGAGGTGGAACAGCTTGGGTTGCGGCGATAAATGCATCAGTATCTGGTAGTGGCTTCTATGAGAAAAATCTAGAAGGTGGAGATGAAGGTTTTTGCGAATATGGAGCTATATCTGCTGCTGTAAATTTAGATTTATTAAATAATTATTTAAATTCTAATATAAATTTTAATGATGAAGATTGGTTTAATGATGAAGATTGGTTTAATATAGAAGGATTTAATAAATGAAATTTTTAAATATAACACCAAATGATCTGTACGGAGCCTCTTATTTTGGCCAAAGCGTAGCAATCAATAGTGGAGATATAGCAGTCGTTGGAGCTTATGGACAAGATACTTATGGTAAAGCATACATTTACAAAAAATACTCACAAGAATGGAAATGGCAAAAAATTCAAGAAATTGCTCCTTTAGATGGATATGGTGGAGATGGTTTTGGTTATTCTGTTGACATTAATTATGAAGGAAATGTTTTAGCGATTTCTGCTCCAAATTCTAATTCACAAGTTGGAGCAGTTTATATCTATACTGGTAGAGAAGATTCTTGGTCTCAAGTAGAAAAGATTGATGGTGATAATCCTTCTGATTATTTTGGATGGAACATAGATTTAAACAAATCTGGTAATAAATTAGTTATTGGATCATATAGACCAGTTAATAGTGGTTTTGCTGATCTATATCAAGGCTCTGGAACTAATTGGAATAAGATAATTAGATTTTGGGATTCTGGTATTGGTCATTCTATAACTGGTGCGTTTTATGGGGCAAAAGTAGCAATAAATACTGGAGACTATGTATTTATAAGTGCTTATGGTCGAAATAATATTGGTGCAGTTTATGTATATTCAGAAACAGGAAATTGGAGTCAGTTAAGAATTTTAACTGGACAATCTACTGGTAATCTTACAGGTGCTAGTGGTAATCTTGTTTTTGGCCCTGTTGAATTTGGTAAAAGCTTACATATAACAGAAAATGCGAAAAATATTCTAATTGGTTCTGTTGGAGAAAATGAACTATCTGGCGCTGTTTATTTATTCAAAAATACAGGTAATAATTCTTGGAATATAGATAATAAATTTACAGGCACAACTAGTCAATTTGGACAATCAACATTTGTAAATGATAGTGGTAATTTAATTTATGCTTCATCTTTAAACAATAGTGGAACAATTTATAGCTATTTTAATATAGGTTCTACTTGGTATAAATATTTAACAATAAACAATCTAAATCCAATTTCTGGAAGTTCTTTTGGTAAAAATATAACTTTAAATAAAAATTATGATACTATGGTTGTTGGCGATCCTAATTATCAAATAACTAAAGGTAATGCTTATATACTTTCTGCGCCATGGGATAATTTTATAAATTATTATGGAGTAAGCGAATCTGAAATTTATAATTATTGCGTTTGTAATACTGGATTAAATTGTAGAGATTGTTGTGGTATCACCACTAACTTTTCTATAATTACAGGATATAAAAACAATCTAAACAATCTCAATTTACAACTTTCTTTAACAATAGAAAACCTTAATTGCACTTCAACAAGTGATATTTATAAATTTTATAATCATTCAAATCCAGTATATACAGATATATATCAATTAGGCAATCTTGGTTCAGTTTATAGCGGTAATATATTAATAAAAGATATTAAACCTATTAATAACCTCATAAATCTTGAATGGAAAGTCTTTAATCTTGGCAAAGAATATAAGCTATATACAGGCTTAAATATCAATAATTATTGAAATTTCTTATATTAGTTAATATAATATATTAATGCAAGAAGTATTAAATCAATTCTTAATCCCAGTTGTTCTTGAACTTATAACCGAAGATGTTATCTTTGTTAAAAAATTTAAAGAATTTGCACCTTCTATAGAAGATAAAATAGAAAGCTTTTCTAAAAATTCTAACTGTTCTTGTCGTGGAACTATAGTAAGTTATATACAACAAAATCATGAATCTATTAAGAATTTTGTATCTTATTTCTTGAGTGAAAACCCACAAGTAAAGATAAATTTAGAAGAAATCGTTAAGAAAAATACCAAAAAAGATGTTAGAGGTCAAGTTTTTAGAGTACCAAAGAATGATAATGCATTTTTTCAATTTTATCAACATATGAAAGCTAATAATTTTGAATTTTCTCAGTTCTCAGTTAGTCAAGAAGGCGATTTTTGGGTTATTTTTTTCTTATAAAAAAATTTTTAAATTACACTTTATTTAAGTATTTTTTGTTATATATTTTATATTAGTGTAATTATATAAAATATGAAAGATTTTTTCTCTATAAACTTAAAAAAGTTTTTTTCAGAGTTAAATACTTTCGTTGGTAATGAACCGAGTTCTAGTTCTTCTAGTTCTTCTTCTTGTACTAATGGTTGTAATAATGGCCGAAGAGTTAATAGTAGATTTCCATGCCCTTGCATAACTGGTGGTGGTTCAGATTTTAATGCCGATGGTACAAATGTAGAAATTTACGAAAAATGTAATGGATGTACTCCAGCTGGTACAACTCCAGGAGGATCAAATATAGATAGTTTTAGAGATGCAATAGCAGAGGCATGTAATGATTGCGCTTCCTCAAGTAGTTCGTCCTCAAGTAGTTCGTCCTCAAGTAGTTCGTCCTCAAGTAGTTCGTCTTCTAGTTCGTCCTCAAGTAGTTCGTCTTCTAGTTCGTCTTCTAGTTCGTCTTCTAGTTCTTCATCTAGTAATCCAGGTCCACCACCAGGTACACCACCAGGTCCACCACCAGGTCCACCACCTCCACCACCACCACCTCCACCACCAGGTCCACCACCACCTCCA